ACGGAGCGTGCTCATGTTGAGCGGCTAAAGCAGGTGGCGCTCGCCCGGCTCAACGAGATCAACGGACTCCAGGCTCAGCTGACCCAGGCGGAGGAGTACGCCCGTGAGGCTGGCGACACGGCGAGCATGGTCGAGGCCAACGCGGAGCAGGACTGCCGCGACGCCGCCGCCGACGCGCTGGACTGGGCAGCCGATGAGGCTGCCCGGCGCGAGTTGGTGTTCGCCGACACCTTGCGCAGACGGGCCGCCGAGGTGCGTGCCGGGCAGCGCACCATCCCCACCCAGCCGGCCACCACCGGCACCGACACCACGGAGGAGTCATGACTGACTTCGAGCGCCAGGTCCGCCGGGCCGCACTGCTCGCCGCGGTCACCCGCCGGTACCGGCGGCGGCAGCTACGCCGCATGAGCGTCGGCTGGTGGTGCCGCCATGGATGAGCACGACGACACGGAGGAGGGCTGGATGGGACAGCGCAGAGGACCACAGGACGACACATTCATGGCGCACTTCGGATCGTGGATACCGCTCGCGGTGCTCTCCATGATCGTGTTCGCGGTGTTGTGGATGGTGGGGAGTTGCATCGATGGCTGACTGCGCAATCTGCATCGAGCTGTAGAGGAGTGACCATGAGCATCTACACGGGGGTCGACCCCAGGGTCCTATCAGCCATCGCAGCCGACGTCATGCAACTCACCCGCCCGATCCACCTAGCCGTCCGCGGCCGCATCCTCACCCACCCACCGCTGCTCGACCAACTTCGCGCCGCCACCCAACCAGGCACCACCAACAACCGGCCTGAACGCCGCCAGGTGCCAACATCCCGCCCACCCGTGGACCTGGCCGCAGTCGACCTGTTGGCCACCGTGTACGGCGAGCTGTGCGGCTGGCACACCCGCCACCGGCTACCCGCACCACCATCGGGCATGGACTGGCACAAAGCCGCCCTCCGCCAGTTGGTCGGCTTGGCTCCCACCCTGGCCGGTGAGGTCGCCGACTGGTTGTCCGCTGATGTGCACAGTTGGTGGCATGACGCGGCGGTGTGCGTGGGGTGGCGACCCGCCGAACTCATGCGTGTCCGATAAGTCGGAGCTCGGCAAAGTGTGTTAAAGTCCGCGTAAGCAATGTGTCCAGAATCGGACAGAGTGCCCCGGCGAGCGCCGTAAACGCCCCCGAGGCCGGCCAACCTAGCAGGAGGTTGACGTGCCAAAGCTTACCCAAAATCATGCGCGGTCACGCGTCTGCTTCGTAGGTGTCGATCAGCACATTGGCCATGATCCGTTCAGCCGGTGCACCATCACCCGGGCTGATGGCCAGTCATGTGACCAGCCAGTACCCGGAGATGCCCCGATCAGCGCATGCTCGAGCCACCTCCGCGAAGCATGGTCGTACTGCCAGGCGCTGATGGACCGCGCCAGCGACGCACAACTCCAGGTCATCCGCGACGTCATCCCACCCCTGAAGGACCAGCGCCTGGTAGACAGGGTGCGCAAGGCCCGCTCGGTGGTGTACTACGCCTTGGCAGGCGGCTACATCAAGATCGGCACCACGGTTCACCTGGAGGATCGGATGAAGGCGCTCGGCGCGAACCTGGTCGCCGCAGAGCCTGGTGACCGGGAACTTGAGCGAGACCGGCACCGCCAGTTCGCCCCGTTGCTTGCGTCGGGCCGCGAGTACTTCTTCCCCGGCCATGAGCTGATCAGCCACGTGGCGGCGGTGCAACAGCGGTACGCTCGCGCTCAGTGACGCGAGTCGCCAGGGAAGCGTGAGGTTGGAGCCAGCGGCTTATCGCCCAACCCTCGGATGATCGGGGGTGGCCGATGCCCCGCCGTCCCTGTCTCGAATGCGGGGGGCTCTTTGTACCCGGGGGTGGTTTCACATCCCGGTGCCCTGTTCACACCCGGGGCATGCAAACCCGGGCCACCCTTACCAAGCGGGCACGCAGGCCCGAGCGGTCATGGGCCGAACGGGTCCGCCGCACCAACACCGTCGCCGCACACCAGGCGCAACACGGCGGCTGGTGCCCCGGGTGGCGGGTGCCTCCACACCCAGCAGCAGACCTGACAGCAGATCATGTGTTCCCTGTCGGCGCCGGTGGTGCCGAGGACGGTCCGCTGTCAGTGTTGTGTCGCTCATGCAACTCGGCCAAACGAGCAACAGTAGGTGACGCAGGGTAGGGGGGCGGGCCACACACGGGCATGTTGATCATGCCCACCACCCTCGACTTACCCTTCTCGCGATCCGTACGCTTGTGGTTCTGACCTGCGCAAACTCACGTATCCCCTGCTAGGGGTCAGTTTTTCCTACAGGGGGTGTTGACCTATGCCGATGCCCCCGAAGCACAACCCGGCTCGTCGTAACGCCCGCATCGGCCCGGTCAAGCTGCCAGCGGAGGGCCGCGAGGGCCCGGTTCCATCCTGGCCGTTGCCCGGTCGGGTGAGTGTGTCCGAGCGGAAGGCCTGGGCGCAGTTGTGGGCGACTCCGCAGGCGGCCGCGTGGGAGCGACTTGGTTGGGTGCGCACCGTGGCGCGGTACTGCCGGGTAATGGTGGCGGCTGAGGCACGTGATGCTGTTCCAGCGTTGCTCGGCCAGGCAACCGCGCTAGAGGACCGGCTGGGTCTGACTCCGAAGGCGATGCGGCTGTTGCTGTGGGAGATCGCGTCGGATGAGTTGGCCGAGCGCCGGCCGGCTGACACGTCGGATGTCCGGCAGCGTATTCGGGCGGTCTGATGCCGTGGCGCGGCCCGTCTGAGCCTGGCGAGTATCCGACTCTCGGCTATGGCATCGGCGAGTGGATCGAAGGGCACTGTGTCATCCCGGACGGTTACCGGCAGGGCGACCGGTACCTGTTGACGGATGAGATGTGGCGGTTCCTGCTCCGCTACTACTTGATCGCCTTTGATGACGAGTTGGCTCCCGACGGCCTGTTGTGGTTCTACGGCGGGCAGCTTCGCCGCAGTCAGAAGTGGGGCAAGGACCCGTTTGGTGCTGCGGTCCTGCTCGCGGAGGCGCTCGGGCCGGCACGTTTCGACGGGTGGGATGCGTCCGGTGAGCCAGTCGGCGCGCCGTATCCGACGCCTTACATGCCGTGCCTGGGTACCAGCGAGGAGCAGACCGATAACACGTACCAGCCGCTGTTGGAGATGGTTCGCCGCGGTCCGCTGATCGACCTACCGGGGATGGACGCCGGGGAGACTCGGATCAAACTTCCATCCGGCGGGGAGATCGAGCCGGTGACAGCATCTGCCCGAGCCCGGCTCGGGCAGCGGATGACGTTCGCAACGTTGACGGAGACGCATCTGTGGACACCGCCGCTGTACCGGCGGCTGGCCGGTGCGGTGAAACGGAACATTGCCGGCATGGACGGCCGGTGGCTGGAGCTCACGAACGCGTGGGACCCGACCGAGGCGTCTGAGGCGCAGGTGACGGCGGAGACGCGCAACCCGCGGGTGTACCTGAACACGGTGGAGCCGGTGCGGGTGGACGACCTCGACGACGACGACGCGCTGTACCGGGAGCTGCTCCGCCAGTATGGCGACAGCGCCCAGGAGCGCGGTGGCTGGGTGAACATCCGGGGCCGGATCATGCACGAGGTCCGCTCCAAGGCGCATTTTGAGGCCGACCGGCGCCGGTTCTTCTTGAATGAGATCGTGGTCGGTGAGTCGGTGTTCGTGGACCCGGTTCGTTGGGACACAAAGGCCTGTCGCGGCGAGACGCTCGATGCCGGCGAAGTGGTCGCGCTCGGGTTCGACGGGTCGAAGTACCGGGACGCCACTGCACTGGTCGCGTCGCGTCTGTCGGATGGGCGGCTGTTCACGCTGCAAATCTGGGAGCGGCCGGCCAATGCCGAGGACGGTTGGCGGGTGCCGTCGGCGAAGGTTGACCAGAAGCTCCGGGACGTGTTCGACGCGTACAAGGTCGTTGTCATGTTCGCCGACCCGTACCGGTGGCAGGACTACCTGGACGCGTGGTCGGCGCTGTGGCCGGACCGGGTGGTCGAGTTCCCGACAAACAGCGAACAGCGGATGGACAAGGCGATCGAGCGGTTCACGACGTCGTTCGAGGATGGCCAGATCACCCACGACGGCGACGCGACGCTGAGTCGGCACGCGAAGAACGCGGTGGTGGTGAAGGGATCACGTCGCAAGCCCCGGCCAGGCGAGTCTGAGCTGCTGCAGACCCACTACTTGAAGATGGCCAAGCGTGGCGACGGGTTCCTGATTGACGCCGCGGTGGCTGCGGTGTTGGCGCATGAGGCCCGGGCGCACGCGATCGAGCACGACATGGCGTCCCAGAAAACGGCGGAGGTGTGGGCGGTATGGCAGTAGCGGTCCCGTTCACCTCCCAGCCGACCCGGTGGCGGCAGGTTGTATCCGCGGTGGTGGTGCGTGCGGCTACCCGGGCTCGGCGGACTTCACGGGTTGCCCGGGCGCGTGCCGGTTACGCCGGTGGGGTGGCGATGGCCGCCTCGGGTGTGGCGGTGCAGTTCGGGTTGGGTTGGGCGTTGATGGCCGCCGGTGTGGTCGCCGCAGGGTCGTTCCTGTGGTTGTACGACGTGGATGAGGCGCGGACGTGACGAGCTTGGCGCAGCATGCACGCCGCGGCTTCACTTGGCCGTTCCCGAGCGACGGCCTGGAGTCGTACTCGTTCGCCGGTTCGACCTACCTGGGTTATGCGTCGGTGGGTGGTGGGGCGCCGGACCGGGAGGCCCCGCCATCCGGGTTCACCCAGTTGGCAGAGTCTGCGTTTCGTTCCAATTCGGTGGTGTTCGCCTGCGAGTTGAAACGGATGTCGATCTTCTCCGAGGCCCGGTTCGTGTACCGGGGGTTTGAGAAGGGGCGGCCTGGCCGGCTGTTCAGCCTGCCGGATCTGGCCATTCTGGAACGGCCGTGGCCGCGGGGTACAACCGGCGACCTGCTGTCGCGGATGCTGTTGCATGCCGATCTTGGTGGTAACGCGTTCGTGGCCCGCACCGAAGACCAGCCGGACCGGCTGCGGCTGCTTCGCCCCGACTGGGTGACGATCGTAATGGGCACCCCTTCGGGCCGGCCGGTGGAGTCGGCCGCACAGTTGGACGCGGAGATCATCGGGTTCATCTACGACCCGCAGGACGGGTTGACCGACGCGGAGGCGTTGACCGCCGAGGAAGTGGGCCATTTCGCGCCGATCCCGGATCCGCTGGCCCGGTTCCGCGGGATGAGCTGGTTGACACCGGCGATCCGTGAGATTCAGGCGGACCAGTCGGCGACCATGCACAAGCTGGCGTTCTTCGAGAACGGCGCCACCCCGCAGGTGGTTGTGTCGTTCGATGCCAGCGTGACCCCGGAGCAGTTCCAGGGGTTCGTTGCGAAGATGGACGACACCCATAAGGGCTGGCGCAACGCATACAAAACGCTGTACCTGGGCGGCGGCGCGACCCCAACGGTGGTCGGCAAGGACCTGCAGCAACTGGATTTCAGCAAGACGCAGGGCAAGGGTGAGACGCGGATCATTGCTGATGCCGGGTTGCATCCGGTGATGGTGCCCTCATCGGAGGGCATGCAGGGTTCGTCGTTGAACGCTGGCAACTACGGTTCGGCCCGCCGGTCGGTGGCGGATACCACGTTCCGGCCGTTGTGGCGTCAGGTCGCCGGTGACCTGGCCTCAATCGTTCCGGTGCCGGGTGGTTCCGAGCTCTGGTATGACGAGGAGAACATCCCGTTCTTGCGTGAGGACGTCGGTGACCGGGCTGAGATTCAGAAGGTGAAGGCGTCGACGATCCGCACGCTGGTTGACACCGGCTATGACGCTGCATCGGTGGTGGCCGCGGTGGAGGCCGAGGACATGGCACTACTGGTCCATTCTGGGTTGTTCTCGGTGCAGCTGCAGCCGGCCGGGACCCTGCAACGCCCGATCAAGGCCGGGGAGCCGTTGGCGATCACCGGAGGTGAATCGGCTGATGAGTGACGACGCGACGCGCGCCATGATGACCGGCGCGATGATGAACGACCTGCCGGACTCGGCATTTGCCTACATCGAACCAGGTGGGACTAAGGACGACCAGGGTAAGACGGTGCCGCGTTCGCTGCGGCACTTCCCGATCCACGACGCCGCCCACGTACGTAACGCCTTGGCCAGGGCTCCGCAGTCGCCGTTCGGAGACAAGGCCATGCCGAAGATCAAAGCCGCGGCGAGGAAGTTTGGTATCGAAGTGAGCGACGACAAGACCAGCCGCGCCGAGTGGAGCACTGGATCGCAACTGTTCGTCCGGTCCTACCCGTTGGAGGACATCCGGATCCTGACTCGCGCCCAGGGCAGCGAGTTCGGCGACGGGCGCACTGTCGAGGCGTACGTGGCCGTCTTCGACCGTGAGGCGGAGATCCAGGACCACGAAGGCCACTACAAGGAGACGCTGGAACGCAGCGTGTTCAACAAGGCGATCGCCGACGCGCGCCCGCAGGGCGGCCGCCAGTCGTGGCGGACCGGGGTGTTCTACAACCACGGGATGACCCTGTTCGGCACCCCGTCGGACCGGTTCTCGGTGCCGCTGGGATCGCCGCGGGACATCCGGGCGGAGGAGCGTGGGCTGCTAACCATCACCCGTTACAACGAGACCCCGCTCGCAGACGAGATCCTGGAGGCGATCCGCTCCGGTGACATCACCGGACACAGCTTCGCCGGCCGGATCATCCGCTCCGACCCTCGCCGGCCACCCCGCGGCGGTTACCGTCGTCGCTCTGATGGTGCCCTGCCTGTGGTGCGGCGGGTGGAGATGGGTCTACGGGAGTACGGCCCCACCCCGTTCCCCGCATACGCCGACGCGGAGTTGGTCGGCGTCCGAAGCATGCTGACGGGGATGGCCCTGCCAGCACTTTTGTCCGCCACTCGTGAGGCGGCTATCCGCGAGATCGTCGATTCCGGCATGGATCCGGAAGAGGCGACGCGTGCGGCCGCCGACGAGCCGGAGGACAGCGACACTTCCGCACCGATTGTGGAAGTCGTCACCGACGAGCCGCCCGCCGATGGTGAGCACTTGAGCCGGGATTCCCTGCTGCGGCGTATCGCCGCAGCGAAGACTGCGAGGCCGGGACTTGCCGGCCCGCTCGGCTCTCAGACGCGCCGAGCACGGGTCGAGGCGATCACCCGGTCGGGAGGGAACGGCTCGGAATGAAGTTGACCGAGATCGTCGAACGGCAGGAAGCGATTCGTGCCGAACTCGACACAATCGAGCGGAATCCGGCGAGCGCCGAGGAGAGCGACGGCGACTACGTGGACACGCTCATCGACGAGTACGACACGTTGGAGCGGCGGCGGGTGCCGCTGGCCGAGCGTGCCCAGAAGCTGAACCTGATTCACGCGGCGAGCAAGGACGAGAAGTCCACGGAGCCTGCCGAGGCTCGCCGCACCGAAACGCCGACGCAGGTGTACCGGAACAAGCGGGACCCGTTCGACGACATGGAAGCGGTGCGGACGAACATGCTCCGCGGCTCGGAGATGCGGGAACGGGCCCAGGATGCGATCGAGTGGGTTTCCCGCTCCGGGTGGGTGGACTTCCCGCACGATCATGCGGAGCGGGCGACCCAGCTCGCCACGCAGTCGAAGGGCATCGCCCGGCACATCCTGCTCACCGGTACCCAGGACTACTACGAGTCGTTCCGCTCGTACCTGGCAGATCCGGAGGGGCTGGCCCAGCGGGCCACAACGGTCGGCACCGGCAGCCTCGGCTACATGCTGCCGTTCCCGCTCGACCCGACGATCATCCTCACGAACGCGGGTTCGTCGAACCCGTACCGTCGGGTGGCGCGGGTTGAGCAGACCACATCGAACACGTGGAACGGGGTTACGTCCGCGGGTGTGGACGCCGCGTTCGGCGCCGAGTCGGTGGCTGCCACCGACGCCAACCCGGCCGTGGCTCAGCTGCAGATCACTCCGCAGCGGGCCCGCGCCTGGGTGTTCGGCTCGTACGAGTCTCTGGCCGACTCTGACCTCGGCGCGCAGCTTCCCAGGCTGTTCGCCGACGCGAAGGACCGGCTGGAGGAGGGCGCGTTCGCAACCGGCGCCGGCACCGGCGTCTTCCCGCAGGGTGCGGTCACCGCGGCCACCACCGGTAACACGGCGGCGGTCACGGCGTACGCGGTGGCGGACGTGTACACGCTGCAGGCCAGGCTCAGCCCACGGTTCCGCAACTCGCGGTCCGCGGCGTTCCTGGCGAACCTGTTCTACCTGAACAAGACCCGCCAGTTCGACACGGCCGGCGGTTCTTCGTTCTGGGCGAACCTCGGCCAGGGCACCCCCGAGCAGCTGCTCGGCAAGCCCATCTTCGAGTCGAGTTCCATGTCGTCTGGTACGGCCACCGGTTCGCTGGTGCTGTTGTTCGGCGACTTCGAGCAGTATGTGATCGTCGACAGGGTTGGTATGTCGATCCTGTACAACCCGATGATCATGTCCGCGGCTACCGGCAACCTGCCGACCGGCGAAGCGGGCTGGTTCGCGTTCTGGCGTGTCGGTGCGAAGGCGAGTACCGCCAACGCGCTGCAGGCGCTCCGCATTCAGTAAGCAGTACGAGATCGTCGGGCAGGCCGGATCCCATGCCGGTCTGCCCGACCCACATGGGAGATCACATGACCAAGCCGTTGATGATCCTCGGCTATCCGCACGATGCCGACGGTTCCGGCTACTACCGGTTCTACCTGCCGTTTAAGCATCTGGCCCGAGGCACTGAACACCGGATTCTGCTGCCTCAGCCTGGGCAACGGTTTACCCCTAGCATGGATCAGGTCGAGGAAATCGACATGATCTGCGGGCAGCGGTTCATCGGCCCCGAGGGGATGGCCCTGTGGGAGGGCTGGAAGTCCAAGACGCTGCTGGTCTACGAGAACGACGACGACGTGCTGCACCCGGACAACTCGTCGGGGTTGGCGTTCTGGCACGACGAGCATATCCGAGAGTCGTACAAGAAGAACGTGGCCATCTCCGATCTGGTCACAGTATCGACTGAGCCGTTGGCCGATGAGATGCGGCAGTACAACCCGAACGTGGTGATCCTCCCCAACCATGTAGACGGGGACCTGCTGACTCAGGACCGGCCCCGCCGCGACAGGCTGACCATCGGCTGGGCCGGCGGCATGTCGCATCTGATCGACTGGATGCAGGCCGCCGAACCGTTGCGTGGCGTGCTCGACGCGGACCCTGACCTGGACATGCACTTCGTCGGCATCGACTATTCGCCGCTGCTGCACCGCGAATGCCGGTTCACGCCGTGGAAGGCCGACACCTGGGCCTACTACAAGAGCATCGACTTCGACATCGGCCTCGCGCCGCTGGCCGACACCACGTTCAACACCTCGAAGTCGCACATCAAGGCACTGGAATACATGAGCCTCGGCATCCCGGTGATCGCATCACGGCGGCCGGCCTACCAGGACATGGTGGTCGATGGGGTCACCGGCTACTTGGTCCGCGGCGAGGATGAGTGGCGGCGCCGTCTGAACGAGTTGGTCAACGACGAGGCGATGCGCGCCGAGATGGGTGCGAAGGGTCGCGAGGTCGCCGCGAACTGGACGATCCAGCAGGGCTGGAAAATGTGGCGGGATGCTTACGAAGGGGTGGCCGAATGGCACGCTTGACCAGACTGATGCGGTGTCACACCCCGCATTGGCAGGGCAACGACATGATGAAAGTCGGCACGGTGCTGCCCGAAGGACATCGGAAGGTGATCCCGATCTACTTCGAGCCGTTTGAGCCGGACGTCGACATCGCAGGCTTCGTGGATGATGAACTACCGCCCCCACCGCAGGCGCAGCCACCGACCGAGGCCAGGAAGCGGCCGGGTCGGCCGAAGTTGCCGCGGGACACCGAGGGCAACATCGTCCGGGACTCGACGCCGTGAGAGTCCTGGTAACCGGCGGCGCCGGGTTCGTCGGCCACCACCTGGTTGAGCACCTGCTGGAGACCACCGGCTGGGATGTGGTGGTGCTCGACTCGTTGACGTATGCGGGTCGGGTCGACCGGTTGATTGACATGGCCGGCTACGACCCGACCCGGGTGAGCCTGCTTTGGCATGATCTGCGCGCGCCGATCCACCCGCACCTGGACGAGCAGATCGGCGGCGTGGATGCGGTGCTACACCTGGCATCCGAATCGCACGTCGACCGGTCGATCGCCGATCCGGTGCCGTTCGTGCACAACAACGTCGACTGCACGTTGACGATGTTGGAGTGGGCGCGCAACCGCGACCTGTCCCACTTCGTGCAGGTGTCCACGGATGAGGTGTACGGCCCGGCAGCTGAGGGGCAGCGGCATCGTGAGTGGGACCCGTATCTCCCGTCCAACCCGTACGCGGCCAGCAAGGCGGCTCAGGAGTCGTTGGCGATCGCCTACTGGCGCACCTACCGGGTGCCGGTCGTCGTCACGAACTTCATGAACATGTACGGCCAGAGACAGCACGTGGAGAAGTTCGTTCCGCGGACCTTGCGGTCGCTGCTGGCTGGCCAGCCGGCGACGTTGCACGCCCGGCCGGTCAGCATCGGGTGGGAGCCGAGCTCGCGGCATTGGCTGCACGCCCGCAACCACGCCGATGCGCTGCGGTGGATGCTCACCGTCACCATCCCGGCCGCCTACCCGTCGACGGACCGGCCGGACAAGTGGCATGTGGCCGGCGACGAGCTCGACGTTCTCGCCATGGCGCAGAAGATCGCTAAGGCTGCCGGTAAGCCACTGGAGTACGAGTACGTGGACTACCACAGCCAGCGGCCGGGACACGACCACCGGTACGCCCTCGACCCGTCGAAGATCCACGCCGCCGGGTGGAAGCCGCCGGTCGACTTCGACGAGTCGCTGGAGCGCACCGTCCAGTGGATGCTCAAGCATCCGGAGTGGCTCCGTGACTGAGACGGTGATGGTGGTACCCAACCATCTGCCGCACCTCAACTTTCTGGCCGAGTGGCGACATGAGTTGCGTGACACGCCGATCATCGTGGTGCAGGACGTTGGTGCGAAACCGGATCCGCCGGCCGGGTTGGACGTGACCGTCGTCGACCATGCTGATGTTGAGGCGGACCTGGGCGCCGATGCGTGGATCGTCCCGTCGCAGAGTTCGGCGTGCCGCTCGTACGGGTATCTGTTAGCGTGGCGCTGCCGGCCCGAGGTGATCCTGACCTTGGACACCGACTGCTATCCGGACGGATCTCGTTGGCTGGTCGGCCATCTGATCAACTTGCGCGGGTCGGCGACGTTGGACTGGGTGAACAGCGGCCCCGGGTCGACCCGGTTCCGCGGCTTCCCGTACCAGATTCGCGGGGCGTCGCCGGTGGTGCTCTCGCACGGCCTGTGGTCGCAGGTGCCGGACTTGGACGGGGCGACCGCGCTGCACCTTCCAGGTCTGCGGCTGCCGCCGGCAACCGGCATCGAGATCATCCCGCGGTGGAACTTCTGGCCGATGTGCGCGATGAACCTGGCGTGGCGGGCCGAGTTGACCCCGGCGATGTATTTTGGCCTGTTCGGCCCGGAGTACGGCTTCGACCAGTACGACGACATTTGGGCTGGTGTGCTGGTCAAGAAGATCCTGGATCATCTCGGTTGGGCGGTCGTGTCCGGGTATCCGAGCGTGCAGCATCGCAAGCAGTCCAACGTGTACACGAATCTGCGTAAGCAGGCGCCCGGTTTGGCGATGAACGAACACTGGTGGCGGGCCGTACGTGACGTTGAGCTGTCCGCGGACACAATCACAGGTGCCTACCGGCAACTCATCGAACGCCTGCCGGACAAGATCGAAGACGAGCCCGTCGGGTGGACGGCCAAGTTCAAGAAGGCCGCGCTGATCTGGTTGGAGTTGTTCGCATGAGTCAGGACCCGTCGTCGTTGCACGGTCCGGGTGAGCCGGAGCGGGTCCGCTGGACGTTGGACATTGTGCAGGCAAGGGTTGGCTTGCCGGAACTGCGGGTGCTGGATCTGGCGTGTAGGACCGGGGCGTTCTCGACCGCGTTCGCCGACGCCGGGGCGACCGTGCACGGCATTGAGGCCCGACAAGACAACCTCGAGCACGTCCCGTCCAGCAGCGCAACCTACGAGCTGGGGGACGTGCGGGAGCTGTCGTCCGACAGCCGGTACGATGTGGTCCTGTGCTTGGGCATCCTGTACCACCTGGAGGCTGGCGACGCGCTTCGACTGCTATCGACGATGCGGCGGATCTCCTACCATTTCGCGGTCATTGACACCCATGTTGGCGCGGACACCGACGAAGTAGTTGTGGATGGCCGGACCTACCGGGGCAGCGTCTATGGCGAGGTGCTGGGTCATCCGTGGAGCGCGCTGGACAACCCTACGTCGTGGTGGTTCGGTGAGGAGTCGCTGAACTGGGCCTGTTACGCCGCCGGGTGGGACAAGGTGGAACGCATCCCCGGTCGGTCGTGGGCGGGTGAGGATCCCGACCGGCGTTGGCTGGTCGTCTCGTGAAGGTGCTGGTGGTGGCCCGCTGGCGTGAGGACATCACATGGTTGGCTGACCTGCCACCCGGATGGCTGCCCGAGGTTGTTGAGAAGGACGTTGACGTGCCTAACCGTGGCCGGGAGCCGTCCAGTTATCTGCACGCGATCCTGCAGCTGTACCCGGTCACCGAGCCTGCCGACATGTTCGGGTTTGTGCAGGGCGACCCGTTCGACCACTGCCCGGACCTGATGCACCAGTTGACCCAGCCGGTCGGCTGGTACACGCCGCTCGGTCAGGCCACGTACACCTCTGATGCCAACGGCGGCCCGCATCACCCGGGTGTGCCGGTCGCAGCCTGCCATGAACGGTGGTTGGGCGCACCGTTTCCCGGTGTGGTGACGTTCGCCGCGGGTGGCCAGTTCGCGGTCACCGGCCGGGCGTTGCTGCAGCATCCCGAGGACTTTTACCGCCGGCTGTACGACGACATGTTGGACGAGGCCGGGTTGGTGCCGTGGGCGGCGGAACGCCTGTGGCCGGCCGTATTCACCAGACCAGGAAGGCACTAACATGGCCATCGCCTACCATGCGACGCTGCGTAGCAGCATGATGGATGCGGTTACCACCCGGGCGGGTAACGCCGCCTTGCTGCGGATCTACGACGGCAGCCGGCCGGCAACCGGTGGTGCGGCAACCAACCTGCTGGCGGAGCTGACCTGCGCCACCCCGTTCGCCGCAGGCGCGTCCAGCGGCGTGCTGACTCTCGGGTCGATCACGCAGGACTCGGCGGCGAACGCCACCGGCACGGCGACCTGGTTCCGGATCGTCCAGTCCGACGGCACCACCCACGTCATGGACGGCAACGTCGGCACCTCTGGGTCCGACCTCAACCTCAACTCCACGTCCATCGTGACCGGTGGCACCGTCTCGGTCACATCGTTCGTCATCACCGAAGGCAACGCGTAACTAGGAGGGAACGAGATGGCTGCTGGATTTGCAGCACTGCTGGACGCAACCCAAATCAACCAGAACATCGGCCGGATCGCCGTGCAGCTGAGGGAGACGTTCGAACTCGTCGCACAGTTCAGCGGCTGGCACGCCGGCGTGGGCGCTACCGGGCTGGAGACTACGTACGGGTTCACGTCGGGCGACGCGGCCATCATCGGGTCGGCGATCACCGACTTCGAGCAGCTTCGCCAGATCTACCTGGGCGCTCAGGCCCTGGCGTCCGCCAAAAACTTCCGCGCGTTCTCCGATGACGTCGAGGGCCTGCGGTAAAGGGCTGACTGACCGATGCCGACCGTCCGTAGGCTCGGCAACGCCGACGACGTAGCGTTCAAAACTGGACTCGGCGGCGTCGACGCCCTGGCCTACGGCACGATCGCGATCCTGTTCCGGCCGTCCGAGGACACAGTTTTCCGCTGGCTGGTGAAGTTGTACGACTCGGCCGGCGCCGACCTGGGTGGCATCGGGCTACTATCCGACGGGACGACCTTCTGGAAGGGTGCTGGCCCCTACGCCACAGAGGGACCGGTAGTCACATATGGCGACTGGCACCTACTGATCGCACGCAAGAACACGGGCGATGTGCGGCCACGGTTCAGCCTGCAAAACGTGACGACAGACATATGGGTGCACGACGACGGTGCCGAGACCCAGTTGGACTGGGCGCCGCCCACGGGTGGCAGCATCCGGACGAAGGATGCGACTTCCGGTGATGGTCCGGGTAGTGACTACGCCGCCGCGGCGATCTGGAGTAACGAACTGCCGTGGGCCGCCGATACGTTCGGTGACGCCGCGATCGAAGCAGCCCAACTGGAGGATCATCTCGACTTCTGGCGGGACGCCGACCCGGCGTCGGGATGGGCGTTCGACGGCTCTAACGTCAACGTCAACGTCGAGGACTTCACGCTCAACCGGGCGGATGAGACATCCAGTGGTGTCGGGTCGGCGGTAAGCGCCACCGACCTCGACTTCGTATTCGAGACCGCCGGCATCCTGTCCCTTTCCCGCAACTTCCTACGCACGACGCAGACGGAGCCCGGTACTGGCGGCATCGTGCGCGACCTGTCCGAAACCCAGGGCACCCCGACCACCCTGGGGTCGGGCAGCGTGTCCGGCGGGTTCGTCGAGGTCCTCCGCTGGCATCGGGTTGTCGGCACTACGGTCGGCTCGGATGCGATCTCCACACAGGTTGATGTGTCCGCTGTGTCCGCTGCAACCCTGGAGTACCGGTGGCGGGTGCAGCGGTACAACTCGGCCGGGGTGTTGCAGGCCAGCAGCACCTCATACTCGGCCGGGCACAACACCGTCGGGATAAAAACGGCGACGTTCGTCCTGTCGACCACGTGGGAGGCCGACGACCGGCTGGCGCTGTCGCTCGAGCTGCGCAAGGCTTCCGGCGGCGGGTCGCGGAGCATCACGCTCAACGTCAACGACGCGGATGCGTGGCTAGAGTTCGAGATCGCCGAGATACCGGCGATCACCGGCGGCTTGGCGGTCACCGAGGCCGGCGACATCCCCGCCGGCTCGGGCACCGCCACCGCACCACCGGTCACGGGCACGCTGTCCATCACCGAGGCCGCCGACACGCTGGCCGCGGCCGGCACCAGCCAAGGGCTGAGTTTCACCGGCACCCTGGCAGTCACCGAGGCGGCCGACACCCTGGCCAGCTCGGGCGATGTCACCGCACCATCAGTCACTGGCACCTTGGCGGCCACCGAACAGCCGGACACTCTCGCCGCGGCGGGCACGGCCATCCCGCCACCGATCACCGGCACCCTGGCAGTCACCGAGGCGGCCGACACTCTCGCAGCGTCGGGCGCCTCCACAGCACCGGGCATCACCGGCACCCTCTCCGTCGTCGAAGCCACGGACACGTTGGCCGCCTCGGGCACCGTCGAGGCCGGCGCCATCACCGGCACCGTGGCCGTGACCGAGATCGCCGATACTCTCGCAGCATCAGGCCTGGTACAGGTGCCGATCGTCGGCACGCTGTCCATCACTGAGGCCGCCGACGCTCTGGTCGCGGCAGGAACGGCCATCCCACCGCCGATCAACGGCACCATCAACATCACCCAAGCCGCCGACACCCTGGCCAGCTCGGGGTTCTTCGCCCCACTGGGTGGCACCTCCTTCAACGCCATATCCGCGGCCGTCGTCGCAGCCGGCAGAGGATCGACCAGCACCGTCATGGCAGTCAGGACATCCACCGCCACCGTCTCGGAGGGATAGATGGGCGCATCAGTTTTCTTCGAGTCCGCCTCGGAACTGGCGACGTTGACGAACACGTTCACCGTCGGCGGCACGCTGACCGACCCGACCACCATTACCCTGGTCATCACCGACCCGCAGGGTGCCTTGACCACGTATACGTTCGCCCTAGCCGAGATCACCAAAGTGTCAGTCGGGTTGTACCGCAAGGACATCACCTGCAGCCTGGCCGGCGAGTGGCAGTACGAATGGGTTGGCACCGGCGCCGCGGTCGACACCGAGGTCGGCACCTGGACGGTGCTCGACACCACACTCGGCAGGTTGTACGCCACCCTGCAGACGCTCAAGTCGAGGCTGGGCTTGGCATCGACCGACACCGCCGACGACTACGAGTTGCACACCGCATGCTTCGCCGCCTCCCGGGCGGTGGAGCAGTACTGCCAGCGCACGTTCTGGCGCGGTGACAGCGATGGCGAGGCTCGCACGTTCATCCCCGATGACGGGTACTGCGTCAAGCTGCCACCGTTCTGTGACCTGGTGTCGGTGGTGTCACTGAAAGCCGACGCGTCCGGCGACGGGGTGTTCGACACCACCTGGGCGGCGAGCGACTACCAACTACTGCCGCACAACCCGGGCGCGGCACCCGAACTGCGCCCGTACACCGAACTCAAGGCGGTCGGGACGCGCACGTTCCCGCTGCCGACCGCGGTGCTGGCACGCGACGACCGGGTGGAGATCACCGGCGTGTGGGGCTGGCCGGCGGTGCCGTACGGCGTCAAGCAGTCGGCGCTGATCACCGCCGCTGAGGTGTTCAAGTCCAAGTCGACGTTCGAGGCGCAGATGGGCTTCGACGAGATGGCACAGTTCGTGCTGCGTCGCAACCCGATCGCCCGGGATCTGATCAAGCCGTATCGGCATCTGCGTGCCACGGTGCTGGTGGCGTGATGGCCACCGTTGCGCAGATCCGCGCCGGGATCAAAGCCCGGCTGGACACCATCGCCGGTCTGCGCACCCACGCGGTTATGCCGGCCGCGCTCAACGCGCCGGCCGCGGTGGTGTTCCGCCGCACGACCACCTTCGACACGTCGCTAGACGGCCAGTCGGACGACCTGACCTGCGGGATCACCCTGTTTGTCGAGTTCGGCAACGAACGCACTGCGCAGGAGGCCCTCGACGCCTACCTGGCGCCGGCCGGTGCGCTGTCTGTGAAGGCTGCCGTGGACGGCGATCCGACCCTGGGTGGTGTGGTCGACTTCGCCCGGGTCGCCGGAGCCGAGGCCGACCGGATCGTCGAATGGTCCAACATCAAATACCTGGCTGCTGATCTCGTGGTCGAGGTGGGTTGAGTGCGCATCGTCGTCTGCCACCCCGGGCCCGGCTTTTCGGTGCACGACGTGCATGTCGGGTGGGCCGAGGCGTTGGCCGAGCTCGGCCATCGGGTCATCGAGTTCAACCTGCACGACCGTCTGACCTTCTACGACAACGCATTCTTCAACGTCAGCGAGGGCCAGTTCAAGAAGGCGCTGCCCAGCGACACTGCGGTCGAGCTGGCGGTCAACGGCCTGTACGCGGCGTTGTACAAGACCCGGCCGGACATCCTGCTGGTGGTCTCCGCGTTCCTGGTCCCGGCCGAGCTGCTCGACCTGGCCCGCCGCTACGGCACCCGGGTGGTGGTGCTGCACACCGAGGCCCCGTACGAGGACACCCGCCAACTTGCCGTCGCCGCCCACGCCGACCTGAACCTGCTCAACGACCCGTGCAGCATCGACCGGTACCGGGCGGTGGGCCCAGCCGAGTACATGCCACACGCCTACCGGCCGACGCTGCACCGTCCCGGCCCGGCCGAACCGGACCTGAGCTGCGACCTGGCGTTCGTCGGCACCGGATTCGACTCCCGCATCGCCTTCTTCGAGGCGATGGACCTGGCCGGCCTGGACGTGCTGCTCGGCGGGAACTGGCAGCAGATGGCCGAGGACTCCCCGCTGCGCAAGTACGTCGGGCATGACATCAAAGAGTGCCTCGACAACGCCGACGGGGTGCGCATCTACCGGTCGGCGCGGGCCGGAATCAACCTGTACCGGCGGGAGACCGAGGACGGGGATTCGGCCGCCGGGTGGGCGATGGGACCCCGTGAGGTGGAGATGGCCGCGACCGGCCTGTTCTTTACCCGCGACCCGCGCGGTGAGGGTGACGAGCTGCTGCCGATGCTGCCCCGGTTTGGCTCGGCCGCGGAGGCGTCGGAGATTGTCCGCTGGTGGGTCGCGCACGACCGGCAGCGGGAGAAGGCGGCCGGGCAGGCCAGAGCAGCGGTTGCCGACCGGACGTTCAAGAATCACGCAGCTCGGCTGCTGCGGCTGCTCTGATGATGGAGGGATGAGTTATGTCAAGGATCGCAGGCCGCCGTGGTCGGGTGTACATGGCGTTAGCGTCGGGCGGTACCGCCGAGCCGGTAGCGTTCCTGAACAGCTGGAGCATGAACCTGGTCACAGAGAAGTTCGACGTGACCGCCTTCGGCGACGAGAACCGGAAGTACGTGGCTGGGCTGCCCGACTCATCCGGCGACTTCGCCGGGTTCTACGACGACTCGACAGTCCAGTTCTACACGGCGGCGGTCGACGGAATCGCGCGCAAGTTCTACCTGTACCCGTCCACTCTGAACAACGGGCAGTACTGGTTCGGTGAGATTCTGCCCGACATGAGCATCAACGGTACGGTGAGCGGCCCGGTGGAGATCAGCGCGACGTGGAACGCGTCCAGCAACATCGACAAGGTCGGCTAGGTGGCTGTCCAACGGCCACGGGTGCGCCGCGGCGCCACCGGTAATGGGCTGTTGGCCGTGTCGCTAGCCGGGTCCGAACAGTTGGAGGACGTGGCCGGCCGGCTGCGTGCGGCCGGCCGCAAGGACTTGCAGGACGAGTTGGACTCGGAGTTGCGTAAACCGCCCCGCCGGTTGCAGTCGGCGGTTGCGGCCAACGTGGCGCCGACGATGCCGAAAGGCTACGAGGTTCCGCTCGGCACGTCGCTGAAGTGGAAGACCCGCATCCGCACCCGCGGCCCGTCCGGGGCTGGGGTGCGGGTGACGGTCTCCAGCCGCCGGCATCTGCGGGCGTTGGACGAGGGCCGGCTGCGCCATCCGGTGTTCGGCCGGATGGACTCCCCGTGGGTGGTGCAGCGGATCCGCTCCGGGTTCTTCTCCGACCCTGCCGAGCGGGAGATCCGACGGGTGCAGGACGAAACGGTGGCAGCTATCGACCGGGTAGCCGCCAAGATCGGGGGGGTGGCGTGAGGCAGCAGAAGGTGCTGATGCGCCTGGGTGAGAAGGACTGGCCGGCCTACACCCGCGGCGACGAATGGTTCAACACCACCGAGATTCGCCGCTGGTTGGACGATCAGGAGTGGGACACCCTGCACCAGATTGAGCAGCAGACCGGGGTGACGCTGATCCAACTGCTGCGCGACGAGTCCGATTCGATGTCGATGGTGTACCTGCGGGTGATGCTGTGGCTGGCCCGACGGCTGGCCGGTGTCACCGAGTCGTATGAGGATTTCAAGCCGAATCCGCTGCGGTTCGGCGTCGACGTGGTGGAGGTGCAGGTTGACCCTGCTGATGTTGACCCCCCGGAAGCTGCGTCGCTGGACTTTGCGGTGAGGAACCTGTCCGCGACGCCCTCCACAACGTCTACGCCCCGTTCGCCCGGCACTACCACCTCCCGCCGCGGGAAGTCCGCCGGCTGACACCACGGGAGACCGTGACGCTGATCGACGACCTTCGTGACCATCTCGACGCGCAGAGGAGGGGATGACCTGTGGCCGAGCGTCGTACCAGCCTGACCATGGACATCCTGGCCAAGGTGCGCGGTGCGCAGGAGGTCACCCGACTGGCCCGGGCGATCGACGACACCGGCGACGAGATGCGCGGCGCCGCCCGCGATGCGGTGGTGCTGGAGCGGGCGATCGACCAGGTGACGGATGAGATCCGGGACCTGAACAAGGAGTTCCTACGCACCGGCGACATCGACGTGTTCCAGAAGATCAAAGTGGATCGGTCGACGTTGGGTCAGTTGCGGAAGATGCGCGCCGAGCTCGGCGACCTGGGCGACGATGTGGAGGTTGTTGGCCGGAACATGGTCCGGTCGGTGGGTGATGCGCTGGGTGCGATCCCGCCGAAGTTGCGTGGTGCGCTGATCCTCGGACTGGTCACGGGAGTGGCCGCCGCGGCACCACTGCTCGGCGCAGTGCTCGGTGCGGCGGTGATCGGCAGCGTCGGCACCGGTGGCATCATCGGCGGGATCGTCTCCGCATCCCGTGATCAGCGGGTCAAGACGGCAGCGCGGGACCTGGCCGACACACTCTCTGGGCCGTTCGACGACATCGGTGAGGCGTTCATCCTGCCCGTGCGTGACTCACTCAACGAGTTGGCCCGGGGCGGGCGGGACCTGCTGAGTGACATCGGCCCCGATCTTCGCGCCTTGGCGCCGGTGGTGGTGGACCTGGCGGAGGGGTTCGCCGATGCGGCACGCGCGGCCGGCCCGGGGATCTCTGACGCGTTGCGGGCGGCGCAGCCGATCCTGCGCGAGTTGGCCACGCAGTTGCCGGAGCTCGCTGAGGCGTTCGGCGACATGCTGTCGTTGATCTCGGATGAGAGCGACAGCGCGGTGGTGGGGCTACGGACCATTCTCGGGCTGACCTCGGGCATATTGCGGGCCACTGGTGAGTTGGTGGCGTTCCTGAGCCGCACGTTCGCCGGGTTCGTAGAGGGTGTGCGGCTAATCGGCGAGCTCGGCAACGAGCTGCCGGTGGTTGGCGGCAAGTATGAGAAGCTGCGGCAGGCCGCGGTCAGGTTGCAGGGCGCGGTCACCGACTCGGGCGAGGCCGGCCTTGTGGCCACCGACCAGGTGGCGGGCGGATTCCAGTTGGTCACCGACGAGGTGAGCGGCGCGAACGCCGTCCTGCTGCGCCATCGTGACATCTTGCGCGCGCAGACCGACCCGATGTTCGCACTGATCGACGCGCAGATCGACCTGCGGGACCGGCAGGCCGAGTACAACCAGACGGTCAAGGACTTCGGCGCGAGCTCGCCGCAGGCGCAGGCCGCCCTGTTGGCGCTCACGAAGTCCGCGATCGGCATGGAGAGCGCCGCGGGTGCCGCGGCTGGGACGGTCGATGGCAAGCTCACGCCAGCGTTCCGTGCGACGTTGCTCGCGGCGGGCCTGACCGCCCCGCAGATCAAGGCTGTGGAGGACCGGTTCGCCGCTGCCCGCAGGGAGGGCGAAAAGTTCGACCGTAAGTACGCGGCGAACATCACGGTGACGACCAGCTACCGCACGTTGGGAACCCCGCCACCGTTCGGCCTGGGTGCGCTGCCACACGGCAGTATCAACGTCGCGTTTCAGCACGGTGGGCAGGTTCGCGGACCGGCCGGTGTTGACCGGGTGCCGGCGGCGTTGACCGCCGGGGAGTTCGTGGTCAACCGCAGGGACGCGTTGGCGAACCTGGACCTGCTCAAGGCAATCAACGCGGGGGCGGCTGGTGGTATCACGCCGATGTCTTCGCTCGCGCTGGGGGGGGACGGGGCTAGCGCTGGCGGGGCGCAGCACATCATCTTCGACTTCCGCGGCGTGCGAGGCAACCGGCATCTGGAGCAGTTCGTCGAGGACTTCCGGGCGGCGGTCCGCACCAAGCCGGGCTTCCGGGCGGAGGTTCGGGCGGCGTGAGTGTGGACATCTGGGCGTACGATGAGGGCACCAACTCGTCGAGGGAGTTGATGCCCGATGCATCGTATCTTGTCCGCCGTGGCGGCTCTGCTGCTGGCTGGCGCGCTGTCCGGTTCGGCCGCACCGGGGTGTGCCGTGGCTGGTGAGTTGGTCCAAGCGCAGGTGTCGATCTTCTACGCCAACGCGTGGCATGTGATCACCGCCGATACGCGGATGCCGATCAACATCAGCCGGGGCATACGAAACGAGGCGTCCCGGGCTGATCCGGCTGTGGTCACGTTGCGGTTGAACAACGGTACGAGCAAGGTTGAGCCGTCGGTGGTCGGCCGGTATTCGCCGAAGAACCCGCGCTCAGACCTGTTCGGGCTAATCGGGCGTGGCACACCGGTCAAGGTGGAGGCCGGGTTGGTCGGCGGTAGCCTGACGACCCGGGTGGTTGGTGAGGTTGTGCAGTGGCCGGCCCGCTGGGATGTGTCGCAGCGCGACGTGTGGGTGGATCTGGAGGTGTCGGGCATCCTGCGCCGGTTGGGTTCGGCCGGCCGGCCGCTGAGCGATCCGATCGCCCGGCTGGTCGTCGTGCACGGGGCGAGTGCCTACTGGCCGCTGGATGCCCCGGAAGGATCGCGCCAGTCGCCGGGATTGTTGGGTGGCGGGCCGATGCGGACCTTCGACAACACCAAACAGATGCTCTACGGCACGGGCTTTCTGGCATCCTATCTGCCGGTTGCGCCACTGTCCGGCCCGGTAAATGGGGTAGTCAAAGCCTCCGTTTCTGGGGGACCATCCGGTGGTGCGGTGCTCGACTGGGCGGTGCGGACGACCCCCCCGTCGCAGTGGAGCAGCACCAACTCGCCGCAGATACACGAGGCGGCCATTGACACTTCCGGCACGGTCGATATCCGTTTCGCGTTGAACATCGTCTCCGGCGGTCTGACCGCAGGCATCGTCGATCTGGACACGTCGTCGACCATCGCCAGCGATACGGCCACCGTGGACATAGAGGATGGGCAACTTCATCACATCCGCATGTCAGCGGTGGAGGCTAGTGGCAACAACGCGACGATCACTGTTGCGGTGGACGGGGTGGAGGTCGCCACAGCGACGGGGGATATCGGGGCGGCTGCGATCCCCCGGGTCAACTCTGTATCGGCGGCTAACACGACATCTGCGGGGGATGCGGAGCCGATCACCTTCGGCCAGTTCATTCTTTGGGCTCCCGCCGATGCGCCGACGCTGGCGCAGGCGTACGCCGCGTACACCGGCCACGCCAACGAGACCGCTGGCAACCGGGTGGTGCGGCTGTGCGCCGAGGAAGGGGTCACCCTGACCACGTACGGGGACCTGGACGCCAGCATGCCCATGGGCGCGCAACGTTCCGCCGAGATGGTCACCCTGCTGGACGAGTGCGCGGCAACCGAGGCGTCGGGGTCGCAGCTGCCGATTTTGACGGAGACGCGCGACGAGTTGGGGTTGACGTTCCGCACCCGCCGCAGCCTGTACCTGATCTCGTAGCCTGAGCGGATCATCCCCGCCGGGCATGCCATTCCGACGGGGGGACGATCCGTATGGCGTTCACCACCCTGGCCGCCGAGGCGACGATCATCGGCAACGCCGACGCATCATCTGATGCGGTGGTCGAAGTGCTCGGCGCATCGGTGCTCGCCACGGACATCTCCGCGGTCACGTGGGGGCCGAACAAGGCGTCAGGTCAGGTGGACATCCTGTTCGTCGGCTGCCAGCACGGCACCGAACCGGCCGGGCGGGAAACGCTGCTCGACCACATCACCACGTGGCTGGCCGCGCTGCCAGGGTTCCTGTCCACATTGACCATCGGGATGATCCCCACCGTCAACCCGGACGGGTTCGCCGCCGCAACCCGCGAAAACGACAACGGCACCGACTTGAACCGGGACTGGGTGGCACACGCCGAACCGGAAACACAGGCGGTGGCCGACTACATCGCCGCCCGAACCCCCCGGCTGATTGTCGACATGCACGAACAGGTTGCCGACGGCGAAACGTACGACGTCCAGTTCTCCGCCGGTTCCACCGACGGGATGCGCAACGGGCACCCGGACCTGCACGACGTGGCAACGGATCTGCGGGACACGCTGATAGCCGACGCGATAACCGCCGGCGACGACGCCAGTATCTACGCCGACGGTTCGTTCGTGAGCTGGCGGAATCTGAACGTGCGGGCGTACATGACCCACGCCGCCGGGCTGCTCATCGAGGGCCGCCGCGGCCCGGATGCCTCACCGGTGGCGGAGGCGACCCGCATCCGAGTCCAGTCGGACGCGTTGGACGCGGCGATCACCTGGTACCAGTCGGGGACGGTGGCCGCCGACCTGGCCGCCGCCCGGGTCGCATCGCAGGCCGACCAGGCCACGTGGGGTGCCCTGCGGCGCACCATCCGGCTGCGCTCTGGTGACTACGTGGAGCCGATGCCCACCCACTACGAGCTGACTTCGGCGCAGGAGACGACACTGGCGAACTGGTCGGCCTGGTTCGCCATCACCGTCGGAGCTGATGACCGGATCGCGTTGGCGCAGTCGTCGCGTGTGGCCATAGCCGTCCTGGTCGACCCGGCCAGTATCGACCTGATCGTCTCCGCGACGCCGAATATCGACCCGTTCGTGCTGGACTACGCGGCGGGAGAAGTCAGCCCGCCGCTGGACCCGACACCCGATGACCTGGGGCTGGTCAACGATGTGACAGCCGTGCGCGCCGACGGTGGGGAGTACCGGGCCACGCTGGATGTGGGCGCGTTGTCGACGCAGGCCCCGCTGGACGGTGTGGGGGGCCGCCCGGCTCAGGTGGATGTCAACGTCGACTCGGAGTTGCGGTTGCCGGACATCGCCGGGTGGGCGTTGCATGTTGGCACGTGGGATGATCCGCACGACCGGTTCCCGGCCATCCGCACCAACATCCGGTCACTTACCACGAGGGCTGCTGCGGCGACCCTGGTGCCGGCGGGGCTGGCGCTGGACATGGGCGCCCGGATTGTGATCGAGGGTCCGCCGCTGTGGCTGCCGCCGGAGGACATCGACCAGGTGGTGCTCGGCTATTCGGAGACGATCGGCCAGGCCGAGTGGACGCAGGACTGGCAGTGCACACCGGCCGGCCCGTACAAGATCGCCGCGGTGGAGAATGCGACCTTGGGCATGCTCCTGTCGGATACGGCGATTTGCGACACGCTGACCAGCACCACCACCACCGTGTTCGTCATCTTCGGCGCCGCCGGCGACTGGGTTCACGAGGCCGACTTCGACATTCTGATCGGCGGGGAGCGGATGACAGTCACCGCGGTCGGGGCGATCTCTGGCACCTTTCCCAACCGGCAGGCCAACCTGACTGTGGTCCGCAGCGTGAACGGGATTGTCAAGGCGCATCCGATAAATAGCCCGGTCGGATTCTTCCACAAGGCGCACATAGGACTGTGAGGGTGCCATGAGTAGCGCAGGTCAACTGTTGGTCGCCGGGCGTATCCCCGGTGAGCGGATTGCCACCACCGTGGTCACCGCCGACAGTGCCGGGTTCACCACCGCCGAGGTGTCGGTGGCGTCGGTGACTGCGCCGCTGGTGTCCGGCCGCACCTACCGGCTGCGCGCGGTCCCAAAATGGGAATCGGACGTGGCCAACGACCGGATCAACGCGCGGCTGCGCCAGGACACTGTGACCGGCACCATCATGCAAAGCGACAACGTGCGCATCCACGTGGTGTCGAACCTGGGGTGGGGCGGGGTGATGGAGGTCGAGTACACGGCCGTGGACACCGCGAACAAGACGTTCGTGCTGACCGGGCAGCAGGCCGCCGGCACCGGCACGTGTGTCCTGGGCGCGGGGGCCACCCGGCCGGTGTACCTGTACGTCGACTACGTGAGCGGGTAGGAGGAGCCGACGATGACCGCAGCTAGGCACGCCTGGCATGTCTTCGACGCCGTGCGCGGCCTGGAAGTGCGGCAGGCCACCGGCCGGCTGCGCCCCAACCGGTGGGAGGTCCGCCGCGTCGACGGTGACCAGGTGGTCCCGCTGACCGATGCGCAGTGGGACGTGTTTCTCTCCGGCGGTCCGCTGCCCGAGGGACTCGGCGATGGCTGACAACCCGAACACCGCCCGGATCACCGCGGCGTTGTGGCGCTTCTGGGAGGAGTGCGACGCGCTGATCCCCGGCGTGCTACTCGGCGGCATCTACGCCAACAAGAGCGGTTACCACAACACCCGGGCGGCCAACCTGGCCAACTGGCCCACGAACTACAGCATCCGCTTCCCGCTCGACCTGGAACGCGGCCCGGCCGACAAGGCGCGCGCCATCGACCTGACCATGAGCGCGGCGAACATGAAGCTGTACACCGGTCGGCTGGTCGCCGCGGCCGACCGGAACGACCCGCGGATGCGCCCGGTCCGCTCGTTCTACGGCACGGTCGACGGCACCACCGTGGTCGGCCGAATCCGCGACAACGACACCAGCGCGTACCGTAAGGCCACCTCGGACATCACCCACACCTGGCACGACCACATCAGCTTCTGGTGCGCCTACTGCGCTGACTGGACTGCGCTGGCCGGTGTCCTGTCCGTGCTCGCCGGCACCACCAACGGAGGGATCGAGGACATGTTCTGTCAGAAAGGCGACAAGGGCAACGCGGTCCGCGCGCTGCAGCTGCAGCTCAGGCGCGCCGGGTTCGACCCGGGGGCGATCGACGGCGACTACGGCCAGAAGACGTCGGATGCGGTGCTGGATATGCGCCAGGCGGTCGGGTCAAAGGCCACCTCCGGCGACGTGTACGACGGCTGGGCTTACGACCAGCTGTCGGGGACGCTGCTGCGCAAGCACGCCGGCCAGGACGGCGCTTCCGGCCCCGTGGGCCCGGCGGGTCCGGCGGGTGCGACCGGCCCGGCCGGTCCCAGGGGTGCCACCGGGGCGAAGGGCGACCCTGGTCCGGTCGGCCCACCGGGCCTCACCCCGTCCAAGATCACTTTCACGACCACGGCCACCGGCACTGTCACCGAGTCGGTCTGATGCGCGGCACGTTGCTGGACTGGGACCCGGCCACCTACCGTGCCACCGTCCGCCTGCCAGACGGGACGGTGTTGACCGACCCGCCGATGGTGGAGACGGTGGACGTGCGGACGTGGCAGACCGGGGACATGGTGCTGGTGTACGACGGGGTGATCCTTGGCCGGCTGATGCGCCCGGTTCTGTAGCAACACGGTTACGGGGGGTTGAGGATGCCATCGATCGACGACGACGCGTACAACCGGGGCCACGCCGCCGGTGGGATCGCCGAGCGGTTGGATAGTCATGATCGGCATTTCGCCAGCATTAATGGCTCGCTGGCCGAGGTTGCCAGGCAGATGCACCAGCTGGTGCTGGCCGTGCAGAGGTTGGGCGATCAGGCCGAGTCCAACGCCAAGACGGTGGTGACCACCGCGGCCGCGCTGGAAAAGGCTGAGAGCGCGCGGCGTGCGCGCGCCGAGCGGAGCTGGTCACCGATCGCCCGCCTGGCCACGGTGCTCGGCACCCTGGCCGCAGTCGCCGGAGCGTTCGCCGCCATCGCATGGTATCTGTCCCAAAGGTAGGAGAGGTGTGACATGGGTACAACGGACGTGCAGGCCCCGGATCCGGGCGCACGCGAACCACTGCTGTCCCGGGCGGTGATCGTCGCCGCGGTCGGCGCCGCGCTCGGCCTGGCCGCTGCGTTCGGGTTGGACCTGTCGGAGGCGCAGCAGGAGGCGATCACGGTGGTGGCGGTGGTGGGTGCGCCGCTGGTGGCCGCGGTGTGGGCACACCGGCATGTGTGGTCGGGTGCGACGGTGGCCGCGCGGGAGGCCGCGCTGGTGGCCACGCAGGACACCGACCCGGGCGACCAGCCATGAGCGCGTCGGTGTCGGCGGTCCGAGTGGTGAATACCGGGCCGCCTGTCCCGACGGTCGCCGTAACGGATGTGCGGCCATCGCGGGCGAAGGATCTTCCTTGGTCCTGGGCTGATGAGGACCGCAACACCCGCACCCGCCAATGCCTGTGCTGCGGCCGGCCCGGCCACTACCAGGAAACCCTGGAAGCCCACATCCATGTGCACGGAGTTGAGGACCTCGGAATCCTGGTAGATACCAACGGCTACGTGGACGACGGCCACCACCGGGTCGTCGCCGCGATCCGACTCGGCATCGACAGGCTGCCGGTGGAAACGCAGAAGGACACTGAAGCCCGGTGGGTCAAAGATCACGGCCATGTCGACTGGTTCCACAGGAGGTTTGGTGACCGTTGATGAGCACAAGCGGCTAGGAGGACCAGCCATGAGCGCGGTTGTGTTGCTTCTAACCTGGGAGCAGTTGGCAGGTGAGCGGCACCGCCGCACCGACCCGGCCTGCCGGCTGCACCAGCCGCCGCAGGGCAGGATCAGCCAGTGGCGGTTCGACCGGCGCCGTGGCTACCGCTGCCCGACGTGCGTGCCAGCGCCAGCTTGGAGCCCACGGTGAGCCCGGCGACCCGCTGGCGGGCGCTGTTCCTCGGTCTGACCGCGCTGGTGGTCGGCATGGAGATCTGGGCCAGCGCCGACGGCGACCCGGACACCGACCCGTGGACGGACCTCATAACCGACTACGTTCCGGCGGAGGTCACGTTCGCGCTGATCGGCGCGCTGGTTCTTTGGCTACCTGTCCACTTCGGTGTGCGGTACTGGCGGAAGCGCAAGGCGGACAAGATCGACTAGACGTGGTTCCGGGGTTGGGGTGAGCCCGGCCGGGAGGGATGGTGGCCCTCCCGGCCGGGCTTTGCTGTGCGCGGAGGGGTCAGCGCCCGAAGGTGGCGTGGGTGTGCGTCAGCGTTTCGGCCCGGTCCAGGTGTGCCCGGATCTCGTTGATGCGGCCGATGACCTGCCCATTGGACACGTTGCCCCTATGGCCGGCTTCGATGCTGGCGCAGGCGCCCTTGACCTCGCCCAGCGCGCGGCCCAGTCGGTCCCACGCCGACTGCGGCTGAACGACTGGTGGGCGCTCGTTGGGGTCTAACCCGCGCTCCTTGCGTGCCTCCCGCCGGGCATCCGCTACCGTCTTGATCTCGCCTTTGTCGACGCGAGCCTGGGTTTGCGGTGCGACGTCCAGGTCTTTGAGTGCCTCGACCGAGCGGACGGTGGCAAGTCCACCGGACTCCCTGACGGCGATCTCGGCGGCCTTTGCCGACTCGAATTTATCAAGATCCTTTGGCTCGCGCACTTTTGCGCTAGCCAGTTGATCTTCCAGTTTCCCCTTCCGGGCCCGCTCAACGCGTTCCTTGGCCTTCTCTCGTGCATCGGGCAGGAACAACTGCCGGACGATCGACGCCCGTTGCGCGCTGGTCAAGTGCCGACGGTTCACGTTCAGCGACAACACCCGGGCCCGCGCCCTGGCCTCGTCACCATCAACCTCGGATACCCGCACCGGTACGCCCAACGCCGCCGCGGCGGCGATACGGTGCCGACCGTCGAGCACGGCACCGTTCCACACCACGACCGGAAGCTCGACGCCGTTGCGTTTGATGTCCGCGGCCAGTTCCGTGAACTCCTTCTCGGAGATCTGCGGGATGGCCCGGGCCAGCGGGTGCAGCCTCATCCCGCGTTCCTTGGTGCCACCCTTGGCGCCCATGACGGTCACGTAGAACGGGCGGTCCTCGCTCAAGTCGTTGTACGCCGCGCGCAGCGCCCGCTCCTCGTCCTTCTCGTTGGTCTCGACGAAGCGGTGCAGCTTGCGCCGCTCGTAACGCAACGACTCGAACGGCTTGGCCAGCCGGTAGCCGTTGTCATCGGCGGCGAGCTGGCTGCCGAGCGCGGCCACGGCCCGCTCGATCAGGAACCGGACCGCGTCCGAGCCGTTGCCGATCCCGTGGTGCTGGCGGACCCGGGTCAGATCGCTAGGCACCGTGTGCCGGTAGGTCTTGGCCATGTCGCCGATGGACAGGGCAGCCGGAGCCGCCCCGTCCATCTGCGTGACGACGTGGCGGACCACGCTGAGGAAGTCCAGCGCATAATCCTTCTCCACGCCTGGATTCATCGGCCTACCTCTGCGCTTCCAGCAGCACGGAGAGGACCTTGATCGACCGTTCGATCATCTGAACATGCTGCGGTGCGACGTTCGGATCGGTTTCGATCAGCTCACTCTCGCGGCCCTCGTACTTCACCACATTGCCCAGGTGCTGGCGCAGCTGGCGGGCCACAGGCGGCTTGGCCCGCCCGGTCAGCGTCTGCTCGGCGATCCGGTCACCCATCTCCACCCGTACGGAGTGGATCTTCTCCAGCGCACCCTGGTCCGATCCGGCGGCCTTCATCTCCTTGGCCATGCCGGCCACCTCGCCGGCGTTCAACCCGGCATCGCGGGTCAAGCTCGCCAACTCCTTGAACGGCACGTCGTTGAGGTTCAGGGCCTCGCGGCTGCCCAGCGCGCGCAGCGACGCGCTGCGCACCCCGCCCTGTCCGCCGTTCTCCTTCAGCCCGACGCGGGTGAGCTTGTCGATCGCGTCGATCTCCTTGCGGACCTGGGTGACCACCGAGGGCTTGACGCCCAGGGCGCGACCGATCTGCTCGGTCTTCCACCCGAGAGCGATCATCGCCTCGGCGGCAGTCCGGGCCTCCTTGCGCGTCAGCGGACGGCCGTTCAGGTTGTTCAGCGTCGAGGCCAGCGCGGTGAGCTGGTTGCGCTCCTTGACGCTGCCGGCGGCACTGGCGTCGACCACTATGGCCGGGAAGAACTTCTGCTTGCGCGCCAGGGACGCCCCCACGCGGGTATTGCCATCGACGATCCAGTTGTCGGAGGTGACGATGATCGGGGGAAACTGCGAGTGCTCCATCTGCACCGCGTAGCGCTCGACCTCATCCTTGGGGGCGTAGTGCGAGCTGTCCCGCACCTGCACCCGACGCTTCGGGTCGAGATCGTTGAGGTCGAACTGGGCGACCTCCTGATATCCGAAGCCGAGGCGCTCGATCTCGACGATCGCCATAGGCTTGGTCTGGGTTGTGGGTGTCGTAGCCACCTGCAACCCTCCTTTCGTGTCTCCGCACGACCCCATCCGGAGCCGTGCGCAGTTGTCACTGTACACGTGCTGGCTAGATTGTCAACTTGGGCACCTTGAGGCGGCTGTCAGCCTGAAACCAGTCAGCCGGCCGGCCCAGCCGGTGGGGGATAATGGAGGCTCAGACCAGATGAGAGGCAACACCATGCGCATCAAGATCTTCACCGCCGTGGCGGTCGGGCTGTTCGCCGCCGCCGGGCTCGCCACCCCGGCGCACGCCGACCCGATCACCTGCCCACCCGGGCAGGAAGCCACCCTGAATCCGTCGCAGGGCGGCTGGGTGTGCGTCAACAACGGCGGCAACACCAACAACAGCGAGGACCCGAAGCCGCCGAACGCCAACAAGGGCGACTTCCGGCCGTAGTACGATGACGGTGTTGGTCACCGCCGCACAAGGGTGACAAAGCCCGGCCGAGGGAGACCTCGGCCGGGCTGTTTGCTGTGCGCTGGGTCAGCCGGCCGAATCGCGGCACTGGGCAGCGTTGTCCCGGTAGTCAGACGAGCCGATCTGCTCGGTCAGCTCCTCCACGTCCGCAGTGATCGTGTTCATCTGGTCGGTCAAGTCCTCGATCGCCGCAGCGTCGTAGGCCATCCCGGCTTCGATCCCGTCGTAGATCATCATGGGCATTTCGGCGGCGATGCCGGCGAAGTCCGCGCCGAATCCCATCAGGTCCTCGGCGTTGTCCAGGGCCTCGAGGCAGACGTCGGGGACGTCGGCGACGGTGACCACGCTCGCAGGCGGGCTGGTGTCGCTGGTGGTCTCGGCACTCTCGCCGCTGCTGCCGATGGCAATGCCGATGATCAGCGCGGCGACGGCGGTGGCGAAGATCCACGGCCAGCGGCGGCGGGGTTTCGCGGGGACGGTTGGGGTGGTCGGCTGCGTGTCGATGCTCATGGTCTACTACTCTCCGGTCGGGTGGCGGGTCTGTTCCGCCACTCGGCCCCCGCCGCCCCGCAGGGCGGTTGGGACCGGGCAGCGTCAGCGGGTCCGCAGGTCCAGGGCGGACACCAGCCGGGTCAGGGCCAGGGCACGCCGCTGGTATGCGATCGCCGCGGTGTGGAAGGTGGCAGCGGTCGCAGCGGTGCGCAACTCCACCCGCGCCTCAGCCATGCGGAAGGCCATCTCCAAGACAGCCTGGGCCAGGGTCATGATCCTCACTCCTCGTCGGCTAGTTGGACGATGTGGTGGGGTGCGCGTAGATGATCTGACAACAACTCCCCGCGGCGGGGGTGCCAGCCACATGAACACCATGGGGGGATGCCCGCGTATGGGGTCACCACCGCCCGGTGCTCGCGCTGCTCGGGTGGGAGGTCCAGCGCATCGGCGATAGAGGCTGCCCACCGCTGGCCATGATCAGGTTGTATCGCTCTGGTATCAGTCATGTCGGCTCACTTCCTTTCCGTGGTGGTGCGGTGGGATTACCGGGCGAGCTGCAGTTGGGCGAGTAGCCGGCCGTGGAGCTCCGGCTCCCGGTGCAGCTGCGGGCATTGCGCCAGTAGCTCGGCGGTGGTGAGGACGCCGGACTGGGTGACCGGCAGTGGCCGCGCGCACGCCGGGCACCATGTGGTGGAGGTGGCCGGTCGGGTGGTGGTGGTGCTCATGGTCACTCCTCCTCGCTAGTCGCGTCTGTCCGGATCAGCTTGCCGAGCCGTGCCATCACCGCGTCACGTGTTTGCCGGGACATGGCCAGCGGTGCCGCGTCGAGCAGCAAGCCGGCCGTCCTCCAGTCGTTAGCGCCGAGGGTGCGCAGAGCCTGCGCGATCTGGGTGACTGTGCGGGTGGCGGTCATGGTCCTCACTCCTCGCAGGTGCGGCAGGTGGTCTGGGGGTTGGGCTCGTCGGCCGGCTGGTCGCAGGTGCGGCACCAGCCGGTCTCGTCGATGTCGGTGTGCTGGCAGGGGACCTGGCCGGTGCCGCGGCAGCCGGTGCACCACAGCTGGCCGCTGCGGGTCCATCCCCACTGCCTGGTCTCCGTCGTCCTCATGGCTTAACCGTACACCGCGCGGTGCACTGATGCAAGTCGGAATGGGGAATGTGGTGTACATCACACCGCGCGGTGCTAGGTCTCTCAGAACCACCACGCGGTGTAGAGTTGAGGCATGAAAGAGTTGATCGGCAACGAGGCCGCCGCCGCGTACGTCGGCGTGTCGGTCAACGCGTGGCGGCCGTACGTGGCACGTGGCCAGGCCCCACCGCCCGACCGCCGTGAGATCAAGGGTGGCCACGCCATACCAGTGTGGCGCAAGAGCACGCTCGACCAGTGGCTGCGGAACCGGCCGGGGCCGGGGAGCCGAACCGACCTTAAGTCAGGTGACTAGTGGGCCAGCTACAGACCTGGACGTGGGATCAGATCTGCGATCTTCAAGAGGAGCTAGAGGAGCAACGACCAGTACCGGTCCAGCTCGCCGTTCCTCACGCGGTGTATCGGCTGTACGGGCCGGGCGATTTGGTCCTGTACATCGGGTGCACCAGGAATCCAAGGAGGCGGCTTGCCACGCACAAGTGCCTGTACAAGACGACGTGGTGGCCGTACGTCGTGCGACACGAAATTACGTGGTACCCCGACCGCAGCCAGGCGATCTTGGTGGAAACGCATGAGCTGCGTAAACATCGGCCGCTATGCAATCCAGTGATCCCAGATCGTACCGGTAAACACAGTACGGTCACCGCAGGCCGCAAGCCGGTTCAATCACTCTGGGCCCAGGTCGACGAGATCGCCCGACAGAACGGTATGACCGTGATGGATGTGATCTATGGAGAGCTCGGCCGCTACGTGGCCCGCCACCGTGGGCACGCTCCCACCGAAGGAGGAACGACATGATCCCGACCGAGCATGGCATCGACCTGGACGCGCCGGTATACCAGTACGAGACGATGGAGGAGTGGTTGCGCCGTTGCGCCGTGCTACGCGTCAGAGAGGACCACCCGGCATGACGACATACGAGGAGTGGCGGGTGACCGGGGAGCCTGGCAACGGCTATCCGGCCTACGACTTCACCTGGTCTCGGCGACAAACTCCCGACCAGGACCCCGAGAAGGCAGCGCGGAGTTTCATTGAGCTAATCGCCGATGGAATCGGCTGGCAGGATGGCCCCCACTTGAGTCGGCGCACGGTTACTGAGACCGAGTGGGAGCCGACACGAGAGGACCACCCGGCATGACCACCCTGATCGAGTTCCTGCGCGCCCGGCTGGACGAGGATGAGGGCACAGCACGGGAGGCATGGGCACCCAACTGGCCAGACCCGCTGAGTTGGCTCTCGGAAGAAGAGTTGGTCGGCCGCTTAGACGGATCGGCGGACATCGAGGGCTTCGCCACCGCAGGCTCCAAGGCCGACGCACGTCACGTCGCCCGCCATGACCCGACGCGGGTGCTGGCCGACGTGGCAGCCAGGCGGGCGATCCTGGACCTGTGCGAGGCAGGCATCGACCCTGAGACGCCGGCTACCCCGGGCACCCGGGCCGCCTACCGGGCGATCCTCGGGTACATGGCGGCGCCGCACGACACCCGCCCTGACTACAACCCGGCGTGGCAGCCGGCGGAGGTGACCACGTGAGCCTGGACCCGATACCCTGATGCTGTGATGGAGCACTCCCCGGTTGATCATCGGGGAGGTCAGGCCGGCCCGCGCAAACGCCGTGCTCCCGGCTGGGGTTGAACCCCGGGCTGGCCGCCACTCACTCGACCACGTAGCTGATGTCACCGGGGCTTGACCAGTCCCGCGGGTCGTACACCGAGGCGACGACCACAGTGCCATCCTCCCGTGGCACACCCGGCCCGGTGGATGCCGGCACCACCCAGTCGTCCCGGCGCAGCCACGCCGCCTGCTCGAGTGCCTCTGCCCGTGATGGCCACGGCGCCGCGCACACGTCGGCCGCCTCAGCCCACGGGCTGCCCGGTGCGCCCACCCCGTCTGCCACGGCTCCCCCTGTTGGTCAGGTCGTTTGCGTCGGCTCCCCGGTGACCAGGGGTGCGGCCCGGGCGGTTACGCCGGGCAGCGTGGCGGCCGGGCCGCACAGCGCACGGTATCGCGTATCCGGGGACACGCATACCCCCATGCGGGTTCAATGTCCCCTACATGGGCAGGCAGACAACCATCTACGTCCGCGAGGACGACTTGCCGCTGTGGGAGCGGGCGGAGCGGTACGCCCGGGCCCACCGGATGCCGGTCTCCGGGCTGGTCATGGCCGCGCTCGAGCGGTACCTCGAGCAGCAGGGTCATCCGAATGGGTGACCCTCTGCGCTCGGTGATCTACGTGCCGTCGGGGCTCGAGCTGCACCGTTGGCTGAAAATCTGTGCAGAAACCGTGGAGCTCCACGGGTGGGAGTTGGCCGCCGTCGTCCGCCACTGGTCCGATGTGCGGCAGCTGCTGCGTGCCGGGCTGCTCGACACGCTGGTCGTCGGCCACCCCGGCCACCTCGACCCGCAGCGGATACCGCGGGTGGTCATCGCCGGTGACCAGCCGCTGCCGGCGACCACCACCGTGCCGGAGCAGCGCAGGCCGGTCATCCGGCTAGGTCCGGCAGGCCGTTGACCGCGGCGGTCAACGCCGCCGGCGGGACCAGCGTGTACACCTGCGTGGTCGTGGGTGACGCATGCCCGAGCAGCTCCTGCACGGTGCGCAGGTTCGCCCCGCTACCCAGGGCCGCGGTGGCATGCCAGGCGCGCAGCCGGTGCAGACCGCCGGTCAGCCCGAGCCGGCGCAGCTCATGCCGGCCCCGGTCGGATATCCGCTTCGCGGGGGCGCCGCCGGCCAACCACCCGGCGGGCAGGTTGGCCACCGCGGCCCACACCAGCGGGTGGCAGGGCACCGTCCGCTCCTTGGAGCCTTTGCCGTCCAGCCGCACGCTGGTCTGCGTGACGTCCTCCCGTCGTAGCCGGGAGATTTCGACACACCGGGCGCCGGTGTACGCGGCGATCAGCGCCCACAGCCGCACTGGCGGGTCGGCGCGGGTCAGGATCCGGCGGGTTTCCTCGTCGGTGGTGGGCCGTGGCAGCCGTCGGGGGATCTTGACCGGGGGCAGTCTGGCGGTCGGGTCGTAGTCAGAGTATCCGCGGTCGGCCAGCCACCGGTGGAGGCTACGCAACGCGGCCCGGTAGGTGGAGCGGGTCGCCGGCGCCCAGTCGCGGGAGGTGAGCCACGCCCGGAGCTCGGCGGTGGTGGCGACGACGACACCGGCGGGCAGGTGTTGGTGGGCCAGGCGCAGCGCGGTGGCGTAGGTGGCGACGGTGCTGGCCGCGGCGGTGTGCACCAGGTCTGCCAGGTACTCGTCGAGTAACTCGGCGTGCATCGACTCAGGGTGTGCGGTTACGGTCACGTGCTGCTACCGGAGTGGGTGTGGCCGGTGATGGCCGGCCGGCGGAGCTCCGCCTGTTCTGCACCGGACATGGCGGACGCGCCTCGGCTGGTCGGGTGACGCTCGAGTGCATGCCTGGGGGCGAGCAGCACCCGCTGGGACCGCGGCCCGGTCGGCCGGACCGGTGGTGGCGATGAAGTCTTGTTATGCGAACGGACGGGTAGCAGCGCGGTGATCTCCACGTCGAGCGCATCGGCGATCCGCTCCAGGTCGTTCAACGTGATCTCGGTGTTGCCGGTCAGCCGGTAGCTCACCCAGGATCTGGAGACGCCGAGCCGTCCGGCCAGCTCACGCCCGCTTGTGCGCTTGCGGCCGATCATCGCCCGGATCTCTCCGGCAACGTAGTCGCTGAGCGACGACTCATCGATGGCCATGCCGCCATGGTGGCACTGAATCCGTGCCGATGTCCAGGCTGATGGTATGACGGCCGTGTCAGCCGATCGGGTGATTCTGAGATTGGACCCCCGTGACGCTTGAAGCGTCACAGATTCGGTGACATCCTCTGGCTATGACCGCAGACGTCAGCATCCGCCAGGCCGTTGTCGCCAGACTTAAGGCCGATGGCCTGTCGGACCGTGAGTTCGCACGCCAACTCGGCGTCTCGCACAACTGGGTTCACCGGCACCTCCGCGCGGTCCCGCCGTCACCGTTCAGCGCCGACGACCTGGAGATGGTCGCCCGGGCACTCGACGTGCCGATGGCCGACCTGCTCCCCGTAGAGCGTGCGTCATGACCGCGCGCGAGGTGCACCCCGTCGCCGACCTGTTCCCGATGCTCGCCGACGACGAGTTGGCCGAGCTGGCCGAGGACATCCGGCAGCGCGGCCTACTCCAGCCGATCGTGCTCGACGGTGACGGCCGGGTGCTCGACGGTCGGAACCGGCTAGCCGCGTGCAAGCTGGCCGGGGTCGCCCCCGAGTTCGTCGGATATCACGGCGACGACCCGGACGGGTATGCGCTGGCGGTCAACATCGCACGCCGCCACCTGTCGAAGGGACAGCAGGCGATGGTGGCCGCCCGAGCGGCTTTAGTTTCTAAAGGTACCAAGGCTTCCGCCGCTAAAGCGGTTGGTGTGAGCGCGGGTCGAGTGGCGCAAGCTGCCACCGTTGTTGCACACGCGCCCGATCTTGCCGATGCCGTAGTTGCCGGCGCGATGGGGCTCGACGAGGCGTACCGCATCGCCCGCGAGAACAAGACGAAGGGCGAGAGCGCCGAGGCGCAGCTTGCCCAACTCCGCGCCGACGATGCGGAGCTCGCAGACAAGGTCGTCGAGGGCGAGCTGACCCTGGCCGGCGCGCGGGCCGAACTGGCCGAGCGCGAGCGGAAGCGCGCAGAAGAACGCCGCGACGCGCGTGCCCTACTGAACCGGGCCGTTGACCTGCTCTCTCCACCCACCGCCGGAAACGGCTTCGTCGCCTCGTGGGCGGACCACCTGGGCGAATTCGACGCAGAGCTGTCGGACCTCATCACGCGTGCTGAGCAGGCGGCACAGGTCCTGCTCGACCTGATCGAAAGGAAGAGGCCGTGACCTTCGCCGAGCACTTGGAGAACCACCGCCGCGACGACGGCACCTATGACCTTGCGGCGGCTGAGCAGGCGCGCGCCGAGGAGTTGTCGCACTCGCCGGAGGAGATCGACCGGCTCGCCAGGAAAGCGGCCCAGCAGGAGCGGGCTCAGTGGGAGCGCAACGAGACCGCCAAGCTCCGCAAGCAGTTCATGCAGCCAGCCCTATCGGTCGAGTTGGAGCTTGACGTCAAGGTTCCTCTGGGCGGGTCGAGCGCGGTCGACTTCGGCGACATGAACCACGAGCGGATCAAGCTCCGCAAGGACCTCCGCACCAAAGTGCACCTGGAGGAGAACCGGGCCTTCGACGCCGAGATGACGTACTGGATGCAGACCGAGCAGCTTCTCGGCGACGGCCAGACGATCGCTGACGCGCTGGGCCGGCCGGAGGCGTGACATGGCACTCGCCGAATGCGCCACCTGCGGCCTGACATTCACCAGTGTCGGCGGTTTCGACTACCACCGCCACAAGGGGACGTGCCGTACCGCAGACGAGTTGCGCGCCAAGGGCTACGAGCCGAACGAGCGCGACCACTGGCGCAAGCCGATGCCCGAAGGCCAAGCCCCGTGGGACGCGGCATGAGCACGCCTACGCCCCCCGGTCTGAGTTGGTCGCTCCGTTGGCTGATCTGGGTCATGGGGACCGCGCTGATCGCCTGGCTCGTTTGGAGGTCTCGATGATCCGGCAGCTGGTGCTCACCTGCGTCGGCTTGGCCATGGTCGCCGCCATCCCCACCGCCGCCGTCGCCCGCACGACGTGGGGCCCGGTTGCCACCCTGACCCTGCTCGGCCTGTCCCTGGCCGGGGTCGGCTGCCTACTCGCCGCCGTCCCCGCCCGGCGCCCGGGAGGTGCGCGATGACCCGCGGGCCGCATCCGGTTGACCCGCGGCAGCCCAAGCGGCGCAACACCGCCGACTACCACCACGGCCGGGCCGCCGGCCGGGTCGCCGGCCGCGCCGCGAGACAAGCCGCCGCCGACCGCAAAGGCTGCTGCCTGCTCCGCGCCCTGTTCCTGCTCCCGCTGCTGCCGGCGCTGATCCTGGCCGGCGCGCTCACCACCTGGAGAACCCGATGAGCATCACCGAAGTCGACTGGCAGGGCCTGGCCTACCAGGGCCGGCACCGGGCCGACCCGCACCCCGACTGGGTGAGCGCCTACCCCGACCGGCTCGGCGCCCACCACGACAACCCGGAGCCGTTCGCCCGTGAGGGTGCGGTGCCCGTCGCCGAACTGATCACCGGGGAGGCGTCATGACCACCATCGCCGGGCTGTCCCCGGCCATGCTCACCGAGCTCCAGGCCGTCGCCGAGCGGAAGGTGACCCGCGAGGTGTTCGGCCCGCGCAAGGCCAGCTATCACCTGGGCTGGAATGTCACCCGCACCGCCAACGCCCTGCACCGGCGTGAGCTGATCACCCCGGGGGAGCGGCAGATAGGCCGTCGGTACTCCACCTGGGAGCTGACCGACGCCGGCCGTGCCCTGCTCGACCGGCTGGACGGTGCGTCATGACCACGCTCCCGATTGGCACCGTCGTCATCGGCAGCCGCGGGCTGGGCTGGATCACCCGCGCCGACCAGCACGGCGGCGCCGACGGGTACTGGATTGCCGACCAGACCGGCGACCCCGGCACCCGGCCGGAACCACCCCGCTGGCCAGACACCATCACCGCCGTGGCCACGTTCGCCCCCTCGTCGTGCGTAACCCCGGCCGTAGTCGGGCGCAGCGTGTGCCGGCGTCCATGGCCGCACGGCTGCGGGTTGCACCACGTCGCCGCCTCGGAGTTGGCGTGGCTGCCGGCCCTGCCACCGCGGATGACGGTGACCGTTGACCTGCTCGGCCGGCTGGACGGTGTCCGATGATCCGCCGGCATGTGGCCGTGTGGGCCACCACCCCGCTGCTGCGCCTGCTCGCCTTACCCGCCGCGCTGGTCGCCGCGGCCATCCCAGCCCTGACCGTCACCGTGCTGGCCCCGCGGGCCATCGGCGACACGTGGCCGGCGCTGCTCGGCCTGGCCTTCCTGACCACCACCGCGCTCCGGCCGGGTTCTCCGTCCCGGCTGGCGCCCGCTGTTGCGCGCGTTGTGCCGCGTGCCGGTGGGCTGCGCGCCGCCCCGGTCGTGACCCGGGGGGGCGCGCCCACACGTCCGGCCCGGGGTCACGGCTACCCCCTTAGCCGCCCGGGCCGGGCCACCATCCCGCCGGGTGCCGCTGTGCTGCCGACCGAGACCGCGGCGGCGCCCGGCCACCACAACTCCCAGGGTGCGCGTTTCGGGACGCTGCGCGTGCCCTGGGGCAGCGTCCCCAACGTCCCGCGACAAGGAGGTGCCACATGAGCACCCTACTGATCGGCCTGTTCTGGTCGACGATCATCGCCGCCTGCGTGACCGCCCTGCACCTGCTCGACCGGCGGCTGGTCGCCACGGCCAACCGGGAGCAGTGGCAGGCCCGGCAGGCGGCCCGGGTCAGCGGGCTAGCCGACCGGCGGCCCCAGGATGACCTCGAAGGGTGGCGGTGATGACCTACACCGACGCCGATGTGGACGTGGTTGACAACGAGCTGTCGGCCCGGCTGGTCCTGGAGCCGGACGACCTGTACCGGGAGATGGCCTGCGCCATCCTGCGCGCGCTGGTCGCCGCCGGGTGGGCACCCCGCGCCGAGGTGGCCGAGGGAATCGCCGACGCACTCGACGCGGAACTGAAGCATGGCGCGCCTGCGATGTCACCGGCCTACCACAGCGGATATCGCGACGCCGCCCGCTATGTGCGCAACCGAGGGGCGGAGGCCGGCCGTGGCTGAGCACATCGAACAGGAGGCCGTGGCCGCCATCCGCGAGTTCCTCGGCCCGGCCGCCACCCGCGCCGACGCCGCGACCGTCCTACCCGCATGGGCCGCCTACCACCAGTGGCGCTACGACGACCTGGACTTTGCCGCGGTGCTCGACGAGTTCGACGGCTTGCTGTGGCCGGCGTCGCTGCACACCAACGGGAGTACACCATGACCGTCACCATCACCGACCTGGACTGGCGGCTACGCGCCGCCTGCCGCGACCACCCGCTGGGCGCCGACGCATGGTTCGCCGACGAGCCGGACCTGCGGGCGCAGGCGCGGGCCGTGTGCCTACGCTGCCCTGTCCGCGGCGACTGCCTGGCATCCGCAATGGCCGCCGAGGCCGGCAGGGACCGCAGCGGCCGGTTCGGCCTGGCCGGCGGGTTCGGCCCGCTCGCCCGCTGGCAGCGGGAACGGTGCCACACCGGCACGTGTGTCCACCTCGAACACCAAGGGGGCGGGCTGTGAGCCAGCTGACCACCACCCAGCTACGCGGGCGGATGTTGCATGCGCTCGCCTGCTACGAGGATGCCAAGCGTCGTTTCGTCGCCATCACCGAGGCGTACAAGCCTGGCCGGGACCCGTCCACCGCGGAGATTATGGCCGCCGGTGACCACCGCCGGCAGGCCGCCGCCGCCGACTGCGGCTTCTACGGCGCCGAAATCCAACGCTACGGCACCGCGCTGATCGCTCTCACGCTGACGGGAGGCGACCTGTGAGCACCCCGTGGACCGCGTTCGTGGTCGCGGCCGTCGGCGGCGCACTGTTCTTCATCATCCTGTTGGAGTGGCTCAACTACGAGATGCACCGCGACCTCATGTATCGGATCTTGTGGTACTTGGACTACCTCGCCTACGGCGACGAACCCGCTGACGAGGACGAGCCCGACGAGCTCCCCGCCGACCACCTGACGTACGACGAGGAGGAGCGGTGACCGTCCACATGCTGCACGCACCCGCCGCCGCGCTGCGCTGGTGGCACCGGCAGAAAGCCACCCGGCGTATCCGCGTCGCCCGGCGTGTCCTACGCCGCAACCGTGACGTGCTCGAACTGCCACGACTGCTCCGCGCGGCCATGGCCGACCGTGCCACCTGCGTGGCCTGCGGCGAGGAGCATGCCCTACGCCGCGACGGCCGGGTACACGGCCACGGCCACGGCTGCCCCGGCGGCGGGGAACTCCCCGCACCCATCACCGGCTACCGGCTGGTCCAAGACACGCCCACCACCGAAGGGGACTGAGATGAGCAGCGACGAAGACCGGCTGCCACCATGGGCACGGCTAACGGCGCAATGTGATAGATGCAAACTGATGGCTACCCTGCGCATCGACGGGTCCAATACCCTGACGTATGTCGAGGGTGATGGCGTTCCCGTGATCCTGCTGGAGAACGAGCACCCACGCAAGGCTACGACGATCGCATGCGAGCGGCATGCATATGAAATCGCCGACGAGTGGCTGATCGATCTAGGCTTGACCTGTATCCGCCCGCTTAAGTACACATGGTGGTACTGGCTCACGAGCGGCCGCCGGCCACTCAGGTTCATCGGTAACCTACAGACCGCAATTCACAATTGGCGATTTGATCGAGGGGCAACCCGTGTCCTCAATCTGATGCTGGACCAGGACACAAAGCCGTGTCCGCCGCGCAGCAACTCTCCCTCGCCACCACCATGTGCGCCGAACACGCCGGCATGTGCACCCGCGGCTGCCCCATGCCCGCCGTCGACGCCATGAGCGGGAGGCAGTCATGAACCGGTCCAAGCAGGTCGGCACCGCTACCGAAACCGCAGTCGTCCGCTACCTGCGTGACAACGGCTGGCCTGGTGCCGAACGCCGCGCGCTGCGAGGACACCTCGACGCCGGAGACCTCACAGGCACACCCGGGCTGTGCTGGTCCGTGAAGGGCGGCGACTACGCCCGCTACCCGTCCGACGGGCAGATCACCGAGTGGCTGAACGAGCTCGACCGGCAGCGCAAACATGCCGGCGCCGACCATGGCATTCTCGTCACCCGCCGCTACCGGGTCGGCGACCCCGGCCGTTGGTGGGCGTGGGCCCGCACTTCCACCGTCGCCACACTCACCGGCGGCACCTGGCCGGCAGACGACTCGTGGATGGTCACCCACCTCGAGCAGGCGGCACGAATCATCCGCGTCGCCGGCTACGGGAACGACGTGACCCTATGAGACCCCCGACCCAGCGGCCGCGGTGGCGCTGCCTGTCCCCCGACTGCGAACAACACGACTGGCAGCTCATCCCACCCGGTGGCGACCCGCTCGAATCCGGCCGGCGGCTCATCGACGAACACATCACCACCGTGCACGACGCCGAATGCGTCCTGGAGGCGATGAAGTGAGCGAGATCGAGCGGGGAGAACCCGAGGTCTACGACGAGTTCTGGGGGTACGTGCAGATTGACCTCGGCTGCGGCTGCGGCGACGACCGGCCGGTGTCCGCCGACTGCCTGGCCATGTGCGCACCCGGCGCCCCCGCACTGTGCGACAAGGACTGGTGTGCCTGCACCTGTCACCAGGGCGACGAGGAGGTTGACCGGTGAGCACGCCCAGCCTGCACAACTGGTGCCTCGTCTACAACGACACCGCCCACACCTACATGCTGAACCGGACCCGCTGCAAAAGCGTCACCGCCGTCGCGAAGATAGTGCCCGACTCGTACACCCTGCAGCAGTGGGACCTGCGGCAGGTCGCCATCGGCATGACGCTCGACCGGAAGTTGGCCGAACGGGTCGCCGTCGACCCCACCAACCGGGAATCCGTCACCAGGGTGTGCGAGGACGCGAAGGAGATCGCCAAGGCCAACGATGCGGCACGCCGTGGCACCCAACGACATCGGGCCTCCGAGCTGTTCGATCTGTCCGAACCGCTGATCACCGACCAGCAGCGGGCCGACGCCGCCGCATGGCAGCGGACCATCGACAGCTACGGCATCCAGATCCTGCCCGAGTACGTCGAAGGATTCGCCCTGTGGCCGGACCATTTCGTCGCCGGCCGGTTCGACCGGATCGCCCGCTACCAGGGACGCACGGTCATCCTGGATCTGAAAAGCGGGGAGAACGCGGTCCGCTACCCGCAGGGCACGGCCGTGCAGTTGGCCTTGTACGCCAACGCCCCCATGATCTCAGCGGCTGTGAAAACCAACGGGGACAAGTCGACCGTCACCCGGTGGCGGCAACCACCCGAGGACCTGGACCTGAAAACCGGCTACGTCATCCTGCTGGGCGACGACATGGAGGTCGGCGAACTGTGGGAGATCGACATCGCGCACGGTTGGGTGGGGGCACAGCACGGCCTGAGCATCGTCGACTGGCGCAAGGAACACAACTACGGCAAAGCACTGGCCGGCCAGGTGGACCCGCCGTCCACACCTGCAATCCACAACGGTGTGGACAGACTGCTGCAAGAGATCAAGTCTGCCTTGGATGAAGAAACCCTCACCCGGTTGTGGCGCACGTCTACCGGTTGGGCGCAGACCCACACCGAAGCGGCCATCGCACGAAAGGCCGAACTACAGACCACCGTCGCAGCCGCGACGGGGACCAGATAACAGCACGAGGAGAAGTATCAGCATGAGCGACCAGTTCGACGCCCCCAGCAGCGGGGCAAGGATCACCGACTTCGAAGGAAGCCTCCTTCTCGTCAAGCCGACCTGCGAGGAGAAGGAGATCCCCACCACGTTCGGCCCGGCCGACGCCATCGTGGCCGATGTGGTGGTCCTCGACGGTAAGGAGGCGAACGTCGAGCCGTACACCGACGTGTACGTGTTCCAGAAGGCGTTGCGCGGGCAGCTCAAGGCGAAGATTGGCACCGGCCGGTACGTCCTGGGCCGGCTCGGGAAGGGCACTGCCAAGCCCGGCCAGTCCCCGCCGTGGATCCTGACCGACCCGCAGGAGAAGGACAAGGACACCGCGCGGGTGTACCTGAAGACGGTGGAGGCGGCACCACCGTTCTGATGTAGTTCGCCCCGACGCCGGGACCGGCCGGGACACCCGCGATCACGTCGCGGCGGGGCACTCCTGAGCACCAGCATGAGCATGAGCACCAGCACCAGCACGAGCCAATTTCGGGTACCGGCGAAGGGGCTACGTAGGTGCAGGATCTATTCGACGTACCGCCAGGCTCACCGTGGAAGTGGGGCGGATACCGCCCCACCCCACAGTTCAATACGGAGCGGGAGTTGGCTAACCATGTATTGTCCGAATTCTACGAGGACTTCACGATTGATCGTGAAGTTCCAGGCTGGCACTGCACCGGGAAGCGCCTTCGCCTCGACGCGGTAGTGATCCCGAAGGATACATATGGCTGGCTTGACGGAAATGAGACCGCGCTGGGTATCGAGTTCAAACTTCCTGGCAGCCTGAATGGCATTAAAGATTACGGGAAGTGGTTCGCTCAGTGCGTCGACTATACCCATTCGATCTGGTCATCCTACGGCCGCATCCCCATATTTGCCTGCCCATTCCTGCCGTTCGGAGACCACATATTCAAGCGAGTTCTGGGCCAATTGGGGATCGGTGAACTGATCAACCTACCTCGCTATGGATGGTCGTTCGTCCGGAACGAAAGTCATCGTCAATGGTCACAGGCAAATGGTGTTGAAGAAGCGAAACGTACCCGGTTGCGTCCGGCGGCGGGGTCGCGATGACCATCACCCTGGCCGCTGCCGCCCGGATCTGGCAAGACGCCGGGTTCGGCCCCATCGCCACCATGCCCGGCGAGAAACGCCCCAACGGAGCCTGGCGCCAATACCAACAGGAACCCGCGCCGCTGACCACCGTGATCGCCATGCTCAACACAGGATGCCGGCTCGGGTTGGTCCTGCTGCCCGGTCAGGAGGCGATCGACGTGGAAGGGCGGGCCGTCCAGGACGGCACCTGGTCGAAGGTGCTCGACGCCGCGCACGAGGCCGGCATGGCCGGTTTGCTCGCCCGGGTGATGGGCGGCTACCACGAAACCAGCCCCTCCGGTGGAATCCACATCCTCTGGCGATGCGAAGCGGTCGAGGGAAATCAGAAGCTGGCCTCCCGCCCCCGCGACGGTGGGGAGGACGCGCTGATCGAAACCCGCGGCCCCGGCGGGTTCCTGGTGGTCGCCCCCTCAACCGACTACCAGCGGCAGGCCGGAGCGCCGGCGTCCGTGGTGACGATCACCCCGGAGGAGCGGGACGACCTTCTAAGCCTGTTCAGGGCACACGATGAGCGCCACCCACCCCAGGACACCCCGGCCGACCTGTTCTCCGGGCCAGCAGCCAACGAGGACGGGCTACGCCCCGGCGACGACTACAACACCCGCGCGACGTGGGAAGAAGTGCTGGAACCCGCCGGCTGGGTGAAAGTCCGCCAAGGCGGTCGCGGAGAAACCTGGTGGCGCCGTCCGGGAAAGGAACGCGGCTGGTCGGCAACAACCGGTGCCACCGCCAACGACACCCTCCACGTCCACTCCACCTCTACACTGTTCGACCCGTCGCCGGTGTCGTACTCCAAGTTCTCCGCCTACGCGCTGATGTGCCACGGGGGAGATCACCACGCCGCAGCAAAAGAGTTGGTCCGGCTGGGCTACGGCGACCAGCCGGTCGCCGTCGACAGCCACGGGGTGAGGACGGTCGAGCCCGAGCGGTACACCGACCTCGGCAACGCTCGCAGGCTTGTGGCCGAGCACGGCCACAAGCTACGCCACGTCCCCGCCTGGGAACGGTGGTACACCTGGGACGGGAAACGCTGGGCGGTCGACGACACCGGCGAGGCACACCGGTGCGCCAAGACCATGGCCCACAACCTTGTCGACGAAGCCACCACCGAACCGGACGAGGACAAGCGGAAGAAGTTGGTGTCCGCTGCCAGACGGGCTGAGTCCTGGCCCGGCATCCGCGCCATGCTCGCACTGGCCGCCACCGAACCCGGCATCGCGCTGGCACCCTCGCAGCTTGACGCCCATCCGACGCTGCTGAACACCCGGACCGGTGTGCTGGACTTGGACACTGGTCAGGTCCGGGAGCACGACCCGACGCTGCACCTGACGAAGATCACCGGCGCTGGCTACGACCCGCAGGCGGCCGCCCCGGAGTTCACCAGCTTCCTGGAACGGGTGCAACCCGACCCGGAGATGCGCGCCTTCCTCGCCCGGCTACTCGGGCACACGCTGACCGGCCGGGTCACCGAACACCTGATGGCCATCCTGCACGGAGTGGGAGCAAACGGGAAGTCGACGCTTACCGAGCTGGTCCGGCACGCGCTGGGTGACTACGCCGGGACCACAGATCCTGGTCTGCTCATTGACCGCGGTGACGTTCACCCGACCGGCATCGCCGATCTGTTCGGGCTCCGCCTGGCGATCACCCACGAGACCGACTCCGGACGGCGACTGGCCGAAGGCACCATCAAACGGCTCACCGGCGGTGATCGGATCAAGGCCCGGCGGATGCGGGAGAACTTCTGGGAGTTCGACCCCACCCACTCGATCATCATGGTCACCAACCATCAACCGATCGTCAACGGTGACGACGAAGGTATCTGGCGGCGGCTCCGCATGGTCCCATGGCCGGTGGTCATACCTTTGGCTGAACGGGACGGGAAACTGCCCGAGCGGTTGATCACAGAGATTGATGGTGTTCTTTCCTGGTTGGTCACCGGCTATCAGGAGTATCGATCCCGAGGGTTAGCGGAACCGGGCGCGGTAACCGCCGCAACAGCCGCATACCGGGCCGAGTCCGACGCGCTCGGACGGTTTCTCGAAGAGCGTTGCATTCTCGGCGCAGGGTTCCGGACCCGCTCCGCTGAGTTGTTCGCGGCGTGGTCCGCGTGGTGTTCGGGTGAGGGTGTCGCCGCCGGCACACAGAAGGCGTTCTCCACCAACCTCACTAACCGTGGTTACGACAAGTCGATCGGTGGCGGTCGCGTGGTCTGGCACGGTATCGGGATCGTATCGGACAGTGACGAGGAATGATCAACAATGACTAACCGTGACGACACCACTGCAAAGGTGAGGGTTGGTGAGGGTCCACCTATTTCCCCCATGCGCGCGCGCGTAGGGGGGGTATTAGCTGAACCCTCACCAACCCTCACCAAAACAGGTGTTCGAATCAGCGCACCACGTCGCCCCACCCACCCCACCGAACCCGCCGACCACTGCCGGCCCTGCCGCTCGGAGCGGCTCGCCGAAACGGAGAGCACATGACCGCCACCGAAGGACCGAAGAAGACCCTCGTCCTGCACATCACCGTCCCCGGCTTCCACGCCGACGACCTCGACGACTGCGCCCGGGAGATGGCCGACGGCGACCCTGGTCCCGAAGACCGCCTCGAAGTCGTCCTCGAAGAGTGGATGCGCGAGGAGGTCGGCATCACCCTCGTCTCACTGCCCGGCGAGAAGTGCTCGAGCGACGACTTCGAGGTCCACACCTACACCGGCCGCATCGTCGGCGCCGAACTCATGGAAGGCAACCAGCCATGACCAACCATCTCGCCGACGAACTCCGGCAAATCGTCACCGACCTCGACCAACTCGACGACCACCACTTCCGCACCCCAGTCCGCCGCCGGCTGCTGACGCTCATCGCCCACGTGGAACGGCTCCACGACGAGCCGGAGCCGGCCGAGCTCGAAGTCGCCGGCCTGGATCCGGAGCAGGAGATCCGGGCCCGGGCGTTGGACGCCGTGGCCCGACTCTTCACGGGCGACCCGCCGACCATGTTCGGCGCGACCGAGTTGGCCGGCGACTTCGCCGGCTGGATCCGCGACGGAGCCCGACCATGACCGCCACACCGCCACCGGCCACACCCGCCGGCCAGCCTGAGACGGAGCTGACCATGGCTGGGCGCCGTTGGGCCGACGAGCACGATTGCACCTGTCCCACCGTCGGCGCCGGGCGCGCATCGGACTGCCCCACCCACGGCACCGCCACCACCGAGGAGGCCACCGATGTCTGAGCAGCCGATCAACTGGCATGTCACCGCATGCGTCCACCGCCCGATCACCGGGGCACAGGCGGATGGGCTGTTCGACACGCTGGCCGACGCGGCGCACGGCTGGGAGCCGGACGGGGTGGATGTGGACGTGTCCGGCGGGCCGTGCTGCTGCCGGGAGTCGCCGGCCGCCGTGGCCCGGGTGGTGCAAGCAGCCCGTGCCTGGCGATTCCAGTTTGCTCCCGGCTCTCATCCGTCGAGGGGGCCGCGCGCCAGCGCCCTCACCACCGCCGTGGACGCGCTCGACGCCGACGCCGACCCGGCCACCGAACGCGACTTCGACCAGGCGGCCGCCGCCGGCACGCCGGTCACCGTGGTCGGCACCCCACCCTGGCAGGTGCACGACAGCCCACCACCCACCCACGGCACACCCGCCGTGGAGCCGGCCGGCTGGGACCGGGAGACGATCGACTGGCTCGCGACCTGGTTGGACGACAACGGCAGTCCCCACGCCAACCAGCTGCGCGCCCTGCTCGCCGAACGGGACCGGTGGCGCCAGCGGGCCGAGACCGCGGAGGCCCGGGTGGACGGGCAGGCATGGGCTGAGCTGACCGCCGAGGTGAAGCGGCTGGACATGGCGTTGCGGGTACAGATGGAGATCAACAACAGGCTCCGCGCCGACTCGCAGGCTGCCATGGTCACCGTCGGGGCGCTGCGGGACGAGCTGTCCACCACCGACCGCGACACCGACCACGAGCTTTGCCTGACGCAGCTTCGGGAGTACGCCGAGGGCGCCCAAGCCGACCTGGCCACGGAGCGTGCTCATGTTGAGCGGCTAAAGCAGGTGGCGCTCGCCCGGCTCAA